AAAGTTGAACTTGTTCCGTAATTCAGGAACGTCGAGACGCCTGTTGCAAGAGTCGTGACACCTGTTCCTCCTTGCGAAACCGCCAAGGATCCCGTGCTCAGGTTTGTCAGGCTGCCGCTGGTCAGCAAGCTCTGCACACCGGCAGCAAATGAAGTAACACCGGTGCCTCCCGACAATATGGGCAACGTCCCGGTTGCATTCGCTATATTGACATACGCCGAGCTGTACCACTGGGTTGTGCTTGTTGCCAAGAACTCCACGAATCCGTTTACTGGAAGCAGGAATGCGACATTTATTGACAGCCCGTCAATATATCCTCCAACTGCAGGATACACGTTCAGCGTATTTGCCCCCCGGTTGACAATACGGACAACCCGTCCGGCAGTGGCTGTGGGAAGGCTTACTCCAGTTGAGGCATTAACGCCCTGCACCAAGTTGATGTCAGTCGTGATTGCCGTTGCAGACGTGTTCGTACTGCCCAAGGCCGTAATGCCGACTGCGTTGGAGTAGGTGATAAGCGGGGTGCCAATCGTGGGACTTGACCCAAAGACCAAGGCTCCAGTGCCGGTCTCATCCGTCATCACCGCAGACAAAGTTGAACTTGTTCCGTAATTCAGGAACGTCGAGACGCCTGTTGCAAGAGTCGTGACACCTGTTCCTCCTTGCGAAACCGCCAAGGATCCCGTGCTCAGGTTTGTCAGGCTGCCGCTGGTCAGCAGGTTCTGCACACCGGTAGCAAATGTAGTAACACCGGTGCCTCCCGACAGTATGGGCAGCGTCCCGGTTGCATTCGCTATATTGACATACGCCGAGCTGTACCACTGGGTTGTGCTTGTTGCCAAGAACTCCACGAATCCGTTTACTGGAAGCAGGAAGGCGGCATTTGCTGCCAGCGAGTCAATAATTCCCGAAGTGGCAGGATACACATTCAGCGTATTTGCCCCCCGGTTGACAATACGGACAACCCGTCCGACGGTGGCTGTGGGAAGGCTTACTCCAGTCGAGGCGGCAACGGTCGTCACCAAGTTGATGTCAGTCGTGATTGCCGTTGCAGACGTGTTCGTGCTGCCCGAGGACGTAATGCCGACTGCGTTGGAGAACGTGATAGCCGGGGTATCAATCGTGGGACTTGACCCAAAGACCAATGCTCCAGTTCCTGTCTCACCGGTAACCGCAGCAGCCAAGCTCGAAGTTGTTCCATAGTTCAGGAACGTCGAGATTCCAGTTGCAAGAGTCGTGACATTCGTTCCTCCTTGCGAAACCGCCAAGGATCCCGTGCTTAGGTTTGTCAGGTTGCCGCTGGTCAGCAGGTTCTGCACACCGGTACCGAATGCAGTAACACCGGTGCCTCCCGACGTTATGGGCAGCGTTCCGGTCACTGCGGTAGCCAGAGGAAGACCTTGTGCATTACTCAAATAAATTGAAGAAGAAGAATACCATTGAGTTCCAGATACTGCTTGAAACTCCAAAAAAGCGCCAATAGGTAATGATATAGAAGTATTTGCCGCAAGAGCATCAATGAAACCTCCTAATGCCGGAAAAATATTAATCGCCCTCACTGATTTATTGAGAATAGTTATTCTCCTGTTGACTGTAGACGCAGGAAGGACAACCGAAATATTTGATGCATCCGCTGACGTGGTAACAACATTGAAATCGGAAGTAATTGTTGCTGCTCCAGACTGAGTCGTTCCTGTCGCCGTAACACTGGCGGAAACAGGGTAGAGATAACCATCTCCGGTGTAGATGGTTCCATCGACAATCATGTCCGCAGTGGTATTTCTTGTCGGCACTACATAGGCACTGGAGTTGGTTAATATTGCAGGAGTCGTTGTATCCACCAAAGAGGATGTCGCTGATGAGTTGACAAGTTTGTACGCAGTATTACTTGCATCATTTCGAAGCACATCATACGTTGACGCACCATCGACCAAAACCCAATTTATTGTGTTATTAGTCGTTGCATTTCCATTCGTTAAAGCAACAATAGGAGAGTCGACCGTTGTGTTTCCAAATTGATCCTTTGCTACAATTTTGTAATTGTAAACAGTTGTTCCAGCGGTGCTGCTGTTAACAGCCGTGGGCGCGGCTGGTGTTGCAATTTTTTGCAACCGCGCTCGGCCTCCGATGATCTGCAACCCGTAGGCAAGCGAAGTAGCGTCAAGTAATCCGGCTCCTAACGCTCCCTTCGTGCTGATATTTTGCTGGAATCTATTGAGGGAAGAAGTAAACGTCACGCTGGACGTTCCGGAAATGGAGAATCCCAGAGTTCCTCCTCCAGAAACATTGTATATTCCTGTACCTGAGTCTGAGTTCCAACTGTACGTCGGAGCGCTAGCCGACCCTCTTGCGGCTTGCCATATTTTTCCGGCAACAATTGCCCCTGTACCTTTTGGAGTGATGTACAGGTTGACATTACTTGACCCAACACCATCATCGGAATATATGGTTGCATCTCCGCCGCCAATATACACCTTGTTTGTTCCGCTTCCTGCGACAACCAAAGTGGCATTGACACTTGTTGCGGAACTTGAAACAAGATTTCTTAAATCAATAACGGTTGTTTGATAGCATGCTGCAATAGGCAACGCATACACTCTCCCATCAACCGTGTTGAGAAGCAAAGCGTCGGCAGCGGTTCCATTTCCTGCGATGAACACACGATCATCGCCTTCTGCCGCAATATCTGCGTCAGCCATTGAGACTGAGTTAAATACAGGCACCGTTGTCGTCGATGCCGAAGAGAGTCGATCAGCACGGACAAACGGACGACCGGATGCAAATCCAGAAATTCTCCCGCCTTGGGCAACAATTGTTGCGTCAGGCGCATATGACGACGCTGCTCCTGCTGAAAAACCTTTGTATGGATTAGTCCCATTGGCAGCTGAGTCCCAGTTTGTAAAATCTTTTCCGGTATTTGATCGCAATCTCCATCGCAACTGAATTCGCCGTGTTGTTTCTGCGCCGAACGAGGAGTCGAGCAATTCGTTTGTTAACGGATCATTTACTTCTCCTCCGTACTTGGGTACAAGCGTAGCCTTTTTGGTTGCACTTCCCGAAACAGATGTTCCGTCTATTGTTTCATCGACGTTGGATGGAATAACTTCTTGAAACCACAATTCAAGCCATACAAATGTTGCATTGCTGATTGATGATCCCGCAGTTATACTTATGGTATTCTGAAGGTTGGTTCCCACGACGGTTGCAATTCTTGCAATGGATCCAAGCACATTGACTTTTGAATCTTGCATGACAAATGTTGTGCTATTTGTAAGCGACACTGTTGACGCATTAATAAATCCTGATTTTAACAGTGTTCGAGAAACTTGAGATATTCCGTCGCGCATGATTCTTTGCATGACGTTCAAGTCAAAATCAAGGAGACTCTTGCTTTGTTGAAAAACAACAGAATCCCAAGATTTTCCTTCAATATTAATATCGGACACTCTGCTTACCCGTGTAGGATAAAATCCCAAACTTGGATTAATCGGTTTCATTTATTACTCCACATGCAACATTACACATATGACTTTACCGCAAAAGACAATCCTGCTGGCTTCCATTTATTCACAAGACCATACACAAGGGAACTGAGTTCTTGACTTAACGTTTCTCCTGCTGCCAGTTGCACATAGACAAGAAACGATCCCGATCCAGTTTCTGGCCCAATGCGCAACGTATCGTCAACCGTCGTCAAATTTATTCCAGTTACTCGTGCTCCTATGAGAATATTGGATACGTTTGTAGTCGATGAAATAGTATACGTTCCAGCTCCGCCAGTTCCAGTTCCGGCCGATACAATGGTTGTGGTTCCCGCTGAAAAATTTGTCTCACTTCCTATATTATACAACGTGAGACCAGAATAAAATTTGCCCAAAGGAACAGGTATCGCAGAGGCCGCATCTGCCACGATTGTCAGTAAAGTGTTGTTAGTTACAGAACCTTTTCCTGATGCATTGCCAAGATAGGGCAATGCACTCGCTATGCTTTGACCGGCTGTCTTACTTGTCCCGCCAAGCGTAAACGCCACGCCGCCATCAATTACCCGAACGGATCTTCCAATTGAATCGGAAACAAGATTTGCAATTGCATAATTATTGCTTTTTTCAGAAGAAATTTCTCGTTGAACTCTGTTTCTATACGTAGTGTCGTCTCCGACTTCTGATGCAAGACGATCTTGACCAAGAACATGTCCCCAGAAGTCGATCCATTTATCGTCAGCCAGACGAATGTCCATTTGACGAAGAGAACTTTTGATGTCTTGATTTCCAAAATTCAAGGCAAGTGCAATCGACATGAAAAATGAATAATTCGGATTGGTAAATTTTGACCATGTAAATGCTTCGCTTCCAAATGAAGCCGCTCCTTCAATCAACGCAGTCGATAGATAGTCTCCCGATGTTGAAGAACTTGATGCTGCCAGAGACACTTGGAACGTTGAGTTGCCATATTTTCCTTTGAAATATGCAACGAATTCACTCATTGTGTATAAAGAAAGATCTATCACTTCTTGATCAATATACGAGACAGTGGAAGACAGGACAAATACACCGTCAACGACAAACGCCGACACAGTATCGGTGCTTATTCTGTTTGCCCATAAAGGAGAAGTGATAGTAAAGGTTATTGCATCCTCTTCCATGAAATTCAAGGACAAGGATTCTGGCATTTCTGCCATTAGCCTCTGTAATATCGACGACGACTGAGGAAGAGGATTTGGTATTGTCATGATGTTATCTTATAGTGATAATTCCGGGAACAAGAATTATTCCCAATCCGGGCACTATATTATCTTGATCATTATTTCCTGAATCAAATACAGAAATTGATGCTGAGTTTATTCCTGTAATTTTCATTATTTTTTGCAATAATGTGGATTTATCAAAAATCACTACCCTTGAAGGTGAAAACGTATAATCCAACGCGTCAGGCAGCACATCTTGATAAGTCAAAGTTCCTGATGACCCCACGTAATTTGCAACATATCCCCACGCGGTACCATTCCATCTGACAATATCATATGATGCAATGTTAGTTCCTGACACAGACCAAGTAAGCGTATTATATGTACTGCTGTTTAGTGAAGACGGACCGGTTGTAATCGCAACCGATTTGGATGGATATGATTTATTCCCATTTACATCTATTGCAATAATTTTATATTGATATGTTGTAGATCCAGATCCAGCGTTTGTAGCAATACTTGTAATTACTGGTATTGGAAATCCATCGCTTATGGACAATGTTTGAAAATAACTGGTAACTGTATTGTATATATTTACTTGTACCATTTTTAATGTTATGCCAGAATCCGTAACAACATGGACTGAAATGTCTTGATATTGCCGACTTGCAGCAAACACTGTAACTGGAATTCCTGCTGGCTTGTATCCGGGATACGTTATCTGGTATTCATCCGTGTAGCCATTGATGATCTTTTGCGTTTTCAAGACAAGATCTGCTGACGCTCCGTCGTTTGTTCCATTGTGGATATACAGTGAAACCGCATTGTTTGAACTTTCATAGGCAAGAACAGAAGTAACGGAATCGACGACAAATCCGTTTGTATTTTTGATGGAAACAGATGATGCTCCGGATTCTAGTGAATACAATGTGCCACGAGAAAGATTTTTAATTATTTTTCCAAAACGAATTCTCCATTCTTCTTCTGTTTCCAAATCATATCCATTGATTAATGCCTCATCATTTAATCCGCTATCAATTCCACTGATATTTGTAATAATATTTGTGATGGTTTTTCCGGGAGTATTTCCTAATTTACCAGCAAAAACACATTCTATATCTACCGTTATTAATCTATCTGATGCCGCCATGGTGCTTACATATGGCACAATATATTGCTTGGAAGTATTCACAACTCCCACCTGCGTTCCTGATCCTATGACAATAGGCCCGGATACTGAATGAGCAGTCGGTATGTATAACCACGATGAAGAAGTTCCCGATAATCCGGCGTCAACATATTTCCATACAGATATGTTATTGACGCTCGTGGTTTCAACAACTGTTGCCAATAATTCGGCGTTTGAAAATACACACGATGTTGCAATGTTTGTTCCAATATCAGTTAAAGACGTAGAAAGAACATCAATACTTACCGCAGAACTCATTGATGAATTTGTGCTTCTGTAAACACGATAAGCAATGGCTCCGGCAACTGCAGACCATGTCAATAAAGCTGATTTTTGCGACGAAGAGGTTGTGAGTGAAACGCTGGAACTGCCAAGGCTTTCTGCACTCTTTGTCAATGTACTGACGCTCCAGTAATATGCTGTAGATGCAGTAAGTGATTGAGAAACCTCCGATGACAACGTAGCAGACAAATTCTGTGGATAATCCAATGATGGATCCTGACTAGATCGATACACATTGTATCCTGTTGTTGCATTTCCATCAATAGCTTCTACAGAACTCCATGTCATTGACACAGTGTTTCCTGTAGGCGTAATCGAGGCCGTTGATGGTAACGTTTCAGCAGGCACCGCGTTCGTAGTGTTTTTGGCAGAAACAGCCCATGTTATTGTGGTGTTTGGCCAATTTGCACTTGTGCCCCCAAAGACGGAATCGACAAACGCATTTGTCGTTGATGTTCTATATTTTGCATTAATCATGTATTGATTTTGCGAAACATAAATACGGTAACTTGTTGCAGACGGAATTGCGTTCCAAGTAAGGGAAGCCCTTCCGTTTGCTGCAATGACTGCGCTAATTGCAGGTGTCGCACTTGTCTCCCGACCATTATTAATCGCTGTAACACTGTAGTAGTATGTTCCGGCTGAATAGGTTCCCCCATCGGGCAGTGCCGATACCAGTGTCATCGATACCGGCGATGTCAGGGAAGGTGCAGAAAATGCTGCCCAAGGATTTGTCCATGAAACCGTAGACGGGTATCCTGCTGGACGATTTCCCCCTGTCGTAATTACTGTCATTGAATACGTGGTTCCATCATTTGAAAAACCACTGATTGCCAACGATCCTGTTCCAATATCTGCAGATGAAATCAAGGATGACGCCGAAGTAAAATACCCTGACGACACAGGAAAATTTAATGTATATTGCCATTGATTTGCTGCAGTCAGTGAAGTTGACGTTACGGACATTGAATTGTTCAAGGAATACGTCGACCCAGTTAGTACACCTATTATTTTCGTAGGATTGGTAATAGTTGCTCCTGTTACAGTAGGAGGGGAAGTTAGCAATGTTGACGTTAACACGGTAACCGTACTGGTAGTAGAGGATTCTACAAGCCATGTTTGATTGTATGCAGGTGTGCCCACTCCGCTAATGATGATGTACGAACCTGCTGCAATGGCCTCGCTTCTCGATGTATGGGTAACGACAAATCTATTTGTTGGACTACTTGATGAAATAATGCCTGTTATTGTCAATGTTTCAGCAGATCCAATTCCAGATAGGTATTGCCCAACTGACAGGGCGACATTATTTGACACGGTCAATGTATTTGATGCAGAAGTTATACTGCTTCCACTATTTGAACTAACTCCTACATATCCGGTGAATGCAACACTGTTGTACGGAATTATTTTCGTGGTTGAAACAAATGCTGTTGACACGTTCAGTGTGCCAGCAGTCATCGTGGCAGTTGACGAAATCTTGATTACGGTTGCGGATGTCACTTCGGTAACCCTGACTATTCCACTTCCTAGGCTTCCCAACGACAAGGTGGTTGCACCAGAAAGAGTGGCACCCACTATCACGTAAGGCGACCATGTCGCTCCCGCAAGGGTAACTGTAGTTGTGTAGGGGCCAGATCCCGAAATTGCGCCCACTGTTATTGATGTTGGAGTTCCCGAATACACAGTTCCAGATGTAGCAACAGTTGCACTTGATGTTGATTGAGTTAGCGCGGATGTTGCGTCAGAAGATTGCACGAGTGTCAAGTTGGCAGGAGGCTGCAACATTTCTCGATAAAAAGTATACAATCCTGTTGCTTTTGTTGCTTCAAGCAACGGTGCGGAAAATGCTTGTTTTACGGAACTTCTGATTGAATCTGTTAGACTTTGTGCAAAGACAATATTTTGCCGATATATTTCATTACCTACCGATTCAAAAATAGAACGAATGATACTTCCTTCGCTGAAATCGGTGAGCAATCCAGTATGACCAGAAAGATACCCGATCATTGATGCGACAAGATCTTCTTTTTTTCTTAAATTAAATTTTGTATAATCTATCATGTTTTTATCACTTTTTTTAGAATGACAAAGAAATTGGGCTTATATTGACAACAGAACCTGACGTAGATACCTTTATGGACAAATCCTGAATCATGGCCACAGATGTCTGGGGATTATACGTAATATTCACGCTCAATATCGATGCTACCCTCTGTTCCGAAAGTACTGTTTGAATAATTAAACCACGCAAGCGATTTATAAAACTGGGGGTATATTTCGACCCTATCTGAGAAAGGGCCATATTCCCAAATTCCGGTTGCGTCATCATGTATCCCATCCGGGTAAGCAATCGGGCGCGAATGGTTTGCTTCAAATTTTCAACTCCCGATACCGTAGAAAAATCTATCACTCCTTGATTACTGAATTGCAATATTCCATTTTCATTCATGAGTATATCTTTTCCTAATGAATCAATCCACTCGCTACTTTTATTATCATTACTTAACGCATAATTTGCAATAAGACCAGATTGAGTGTCAGAAGACAATGGCAATCGGATTATATCGCCTATTTTCAAAACCCGAGTTTTGTTTTCTTCTGGATTTTTATGAATAGAAGCGAATGTTCCCGCAGGATAAAAATGAAGCAGTCCTTCACGTGCAGTGTTTGACAAGACAGGAGTCGTCGTTCCGGTCGCAATGCCTCCAACTGGCTCAGTGTATACTGTGCCAACGGTTCCTAATGGACTTTGGAGGTATTCCTGCCCCGCAATCGTACCTACATAGACATTAATTCCGACGACATTTGTCGGCCAACTCTGAGGAGGCGTAAATTGCAACCGTCGGTTAGCGCTTACTGAATACGCGACTGGTTTGCCACTCGCATCGGTCTTGTTTGGCGATGCCGTGGTCTGTCCCGAGGTTGTAAGATACGAGTATCGTACAAAGTACTGTCTTGCTCCCAGAGATCCTCCTGCAACACTTGAAACGAAGTTTGCGTCAATGGCGTTACTCAAAGGAGGAGTGATAACGTCTGTATCAAAAATCAAGGTTCCTGCGGCATAGCTTGTGAATACACCCGATCCTGTTTCATCTACGTTCGTGGCTACGCTGTAATATTTTTGTATTTTCAATGTATCGCTGGTATAGTTCCCAAACCCATCATATGCCTTTAAAAAAATGACATCGTTTTTTTGCAGCAATGATTCTGTAAGTGTTCCATTATCTATTTGATTGAAGACATTTATGTTTGTGCTTCCCGTATACAATGATTGAGAGAGCTGGAACGTCGACTTGGGAAGTCCTAACGTCTCATAAATATCATCACTTATGTACGGAAATCTCAGTTGATTTAAATTGGCAATATCGTTCCAAAGAGTGACATCACCCAACATCTGTTGAGCAATGCGCTGGAGAGTATCTCCCTGCTTTATTTTGTAATTAGTAAATATTGCCATCTTTATTCCTTTTTCTGCTTATGGCAATTCTATAGTAAATCCAAGAAGCAATCTTCCAAGATAAATATTGACATCGAATGGTGTCTCATATGAATTATATTCTATTACATTTTCAGTTAATTTCCATAATTCAAACTGGGTAAGCATGGAAAATCCGTCTGATGTCAATTGTACATTCATCCCACCATCGGAAACTGATGCATACGGGGCATGATGTCTGTGAAGGATCATGTACCACTCAAGGTCTCTTATGGCTTGCTGTATCTTGGCCAAATGTATATCTACCATAATTGATGTTTTTTCGGTTGCCATGACTGTCAATCCGGTCAGCCCCTTGTCAATCGCTGCGCAGATTCTTGCTATGGTGGCTCTTGATCCTATCGTATGATATTCATTTGTTATCCAGCAGTTTTCCAGAAAACTGCCCACCAAATTTATTGATGAGTATAATTCAAAAAAATCCTGAACTTCAGGAGGCAGCCTGCTATATAAGTCTGATTGTCCATATTGGTCTAGTGTATTGTTGGCTGTTTTTGTTATTTGCATAATAATTTACTTAAAGATAATAACTTGTTGTTGGTGGTGAAATATTTTTTGGTATTTTTATGGTTAATACTTCGTTGATTAATACTGTTATTTTTTTATTTTTATTATTTGGATCTTCAATAACCGGCCATATACTAAATTCCCAATCTTTTATTTGAGGATTTGCTCGACGAATTACTTCGCTTACCCAAAAATACGTAGCTTGTGAACCATATTGTCGCGCAATACTAGTCAGATTTTCACCTTTTTGCACAGTGTGTGTAAAATAACCTCCAAAAGGGGTCAGTGCCTGTGCGTTTAATAGTTTATTATTCTCTTCGTCAATTGTAGCTCCAGTTGATACACTTTTCACTGTTGCCGGTACGCCGGGAAAAGACACGGTGTCTCCCTTTAACGACTCTGCGGAACGCATAATTTTGTTCCGTAAGTTGTATCCTTCTTGATTTAGATTAAAAACATTATTTCCAAGTGCAATTAATGTCAATTTATATCGAAATATCATTGGAGATCTTACCGATCTGCTAATTGAAAGATTTTGCAATGTTACTTGCCATTGTCCAAATTGAGGTGCATCTGGGGTGGCTATAGTAAGCACCAAAACCGTAGTGGCAGTGTTTCCTTTTTGGCATAACTCGTTATATTTCTGAAATAATGATGTTAATAATTGATAGGATAAATATGGCTGACCAAAAAATCCGGTGACATTAGGATCCCGAAATTGATTTTTTCTAAAACCAGTTGTTCCCGCAATCTGGATGGTTGTTATTCCTCCCCCAAGATTATCAGCAAATGCTGTTCCGTCAATACTTTGATATATTGCAACTCTTGACGGTTGACTTATATCAATTTCTTCTGGCGATACATAAAAACTATAGATCATTATAGGATCACTACTGGCACTATTTGACAAATCGGTGAGGGATATTTCAATATTGGCAGATTCCATTGTCATAATTGTTGCCCTTTGTTAATTGACCAAATCAAGCATTTGCTTTCTTTGCCAATTCTTGCCATAGTGAATTTACCTGTGAAGTAAGAATTTGTTGCGATATGTTAAAATCAAGAACTAACTGCAAAAGATCTTTTATGATTATACCATCAATTGAAGTGTTTTTTGATTCCGACGCAATATAAAATTGCCCCTTTGTCTTTATGTATCCACCCGATGCCCCAAGTGTAAAATTACCCTTGGTATTATCAGTAACCGAAAAAACTCCCTGTTCGGAAATTTTCATTTTTGTTCCAGAGCCATGATTCAGTACGTAGATATTTGATTTTGTACTTTTGGGAATGTACCATGGATGCGTATTCACATCTATATTGCCTGTTGACACCGGATTTCCACTAGCATCTTTTTGCCCATTTATTTTTGTAAGCAACTCCCCATCTTCAGGACGACATATTTTTATATATGTTCCATCTGGAAACGAGAACTCATACAAACCTTCCTGTGTCCATCGTTCGTAAATGTTGCTTGAGTGCCTTTCCAATCTCAAACCGGGCGCAGGAAAAGAAATTTCACTAGAACCCGAATCCACAAATCCTATGCATATAGGATGCATCATCGTTCCGCCGACAAATGCGATAACTGCGATAGCATCTTTTTCTCCGCTAATAGCCGCAAGTCCTCCGGGCGCATTGGGATCGGGCGTCTTTATTACTGGTAGCCAGTGAGATCCCTCTTTTTGACTGAAATTTGAAGACATTATACGGACATTATAAAGTGGAGCACTACCAAGTTGATCAAGAACTCCGATGCATGTCAATGTCCTTTTTGCATAATTAATTGACAACACTCTTGCCAACATAATTCCCGACATGTTTGCATACACATCATCTTGATCGATAAATGATGTCGCGTTTAATCCGGGATCTCTTGTAAATTTTTTTATTTCTTCTGTTGGATACAAATCCATTTTTCTATCCTTGTGTTACGGCTTTTTATTTCTCAATTGAGCATTTACTCCAAGATACGTTCTTCTTGGATTTGAATATGTATCTTGAGGCATAAATTTTGGATACATTTCTGTTATTCCAGTTCCTCTTGAAACTTGAATTTTTGTAAGGAATTGTGGCGACGGAAAAATCTTGAATGAATGTTCTACTGATTGTACATAATATCTTTCTTCCTGCACACCAAATTTATCCGAATCATCTGTACCAGTAGAAGGTTTGGGAATTATCAATTCCTGCCCAATTTTTATATCAGGGTTTCCTCTTATGACCAATACGCCAGAGTACAATGAATCTGTAAAAGCAAAAACATCAATTATCCATTTGTTAAGCAATGTCAAATGTTCAATAATATCAAGTCTTGCCTGTTTTCCTTCATTGCTGTCACTGTTTCTCTTATTCGGTTCTACAGTTTCGAGATATCCTTGCAAGGAGTTTGGCAAAAAAGTGATTTTGGTAACCATCGGTTTATACCCGAATTGTTCAATACCAGCCATGTCATAATAAGGATTTATTTGGTTAGCCCCCGGACTATCAGGTAATGCCATTTGCCCACCTGTATCCCCAAAAGCCCCTGTTGCGTATTGTGTCCAAAAATATGTATATCTATCTTGGTCACTTCTTCGCAACTCTCTTTGAATAATCTGCGATCTTTCAATTGTTATTACTTGTGGCGATTCTTGTGCCCATGGAATTTTTGTTGAATTTTTTTCATATGAAGGAAATTCATTATTTCCATTCCTATATGGAGTCCACCTGACAATAATATTTGTCAGATCTTCTGTATCTTCTGCAAATATTTCAAAAAATGGGCGTTGAATAAAATATTCAATAAATGTCCAATATGTTCCAGTCCAGTTTTGGATAAGAGGAACTTGAAATACTCCCATGAGAGAATTTGATCCATCATCTGCTACTGTTTTTCCGTCACGTGTAGGAATATTAAATTTTACGTTAAATTTGAAATCGCGCTGTGTTCCAGAATCTGTCTTGTCTGACATAGAATCTTTCATTGCATTGACAACAAATGCCTCAACCCACTTGTTTATTGGTATCCACGCCTGTCCTTTTGCTGTAGAGTCAGTCAGCATTGTTAGGCCGGGAAACAAGTTGAATGTTATATTTAACCCATTGTCTTTTGTTACGTTGGTAAAAATATTCCGATCAGCGGTTACAACACTAGGAGGAACAACCAGCCTCCTATTCTGCAATATCTTTACCATATCATGCCCGGAAATACTGAACATCCTTGAAGGAGCACCGTCTGGACCTTGCGAAGGAGATTCCGACATTGAAATCTGAGAAACCAATCCCCGCATAATCAATACTGGTTCATTATTTCTTTTACTGGCGCTATTTATTTTTGCTCTGTCAATACGTATTTCCACATAATCATTAACTCGTATTGGCAAATCAACCATGACGTTTTTACGAATAATCGGTCTCAAATACAAAGTCCATGTGCCAGCAGGAGTTGTCAATGCCCGACTAACAGATCCTGACACAACATATTGCGTAAGGTCTAATCCTGCAACGATGACTTTTATTCTGAATGTGTCTATGTTTCCATTTGAGGATTTTGATTCTGTCATTTTTTCAACTTACGTTTTTCGCGCCTGCAACAAAATTCACAGTGCCATCCGTCGCATTTATATTAAATGTCAACCCAGTCAGGGCAGTTCTCAGTGACGTGACAAACGTTGCTCCCATCGCTGATAGCGATCCAGTATCTATGACTGCAACTTGATTACCGGATACGTCCGCACCCTGTTCAAGAAGCCTCTGGTTATTCTGAGCAAACATATATGACTCCGTTATATTCTTCCCCTCTTTATCGTTAACTTGCATATGCATAGTACTGTTAGATCCTTCAGAACCCTCCCAATTGCCCCCTTTTCCCAAAAGCGTTCCTTGCGCAATTTTTTGTCCTTCCGCAAAAGCAGGTGCGTCTTTAATCTGCATCTCCGCAAGAGTAAACAGATTTCCACTGTCTCCTCTGAATCGTATTGTTCTGCCTTTATGCGCCATAGCGGAGTCGTCTTCTACAACACTTTCTATTTTACCCGATTCTGGCGCAGCAAATCCTATTTGCGTTGCTTTGTCTCTTGCCGTAACATCTATTGCGCCATGGATTTTATCCTTCGCTACGGCACTGGGAGCATTTACTCCCAATGTAACAAGCCCACCTGCTGATGTATCTTTTTCATTAGCAGTCAAAGTTGTATTTTTTATACCACCAGCATTATCAATAACCACAAATCCGCTTGCGGCTGCATTTCCCAATGGCACTGCGCCCGGAGTACTCGGATTGCCCGAAGTACCTGTTTGAAACGATTGAAGTCTGGCAAGCTTCGCTTCACTAGCAACAATATTCCTGTCTCTGTATTGCCGCGTCCAAGCATCTTGCTTATTTATGCCTGCGCCAAACCCACGTTCTCTGTTTGCATAACCCTCAATCTCTTCTGGAGTATAGGTTGGTGGAAGATCATCCCTAATCTTTTTTAGACTTGTAAGGTTTGCTTGTTCGGTGGCAATATCTTTTTGCAGTTTGTTCGGATCTGCACTCAACTGATTTAGATAGGCAATATCATTTGTAGCGGACTCAACCGCTCTTGTTGCAGCAACACTCTGTTGTTGTGTTGAGAGGTTTGCTGTCTGATATTGAGGTGATTTGGGATCGAGTACGTAAAGTTTATTTGCGTCTATTATGGCTTGCTGGCTTTTTATTTGCTCAGCATATGAACGACCTTGAGGAGCAATTGGCACAACGGTTTGACCGGCACCAGTACGAGCTCCTGGCTGGACAGGCATAATCCTGCCACGAGCATCATCTAACTGCTTGTATTGCTCATTCTGATGAGCGTCGTATGCTCCTGATGCTTGACTTGCAGCATACATTCCCACAAATGGTGCAGCAATCATTGCAATGGGAACAGACCACCCTGCGGTTGGTAGTGCTAAGGCAGCACCAAGCATCAGAGTGCCTTCGGCAGCAGCCAGCCCAGCAGCAAGCCCCACTCCCGCAGATCCAAGATCTCTATTGACCCATTCGTTCACCGAATCTCGTTGGGGGCCAACTAATGATTCAAGGCCACTCTTGACAAAAGTCGAATCAACAGTGAACCCGAAACCTTCAGCAGCTCCAACAATCTTTGATACGGCTGCATCCATTCCTCCGGGATATTTAAGGCCCAATTGCAATGCTTGAAGCGCCGCACCCACATAGCCAAGTTTTTTTAATAATCCACTGAAACTTCCCATCCACTTGGAACTTTGAATGGCAAGGGTTGTTTTTTGTGACAAACTATTCACCGTACTCGCTACACGACCCGCAAGTCTTGGAGCAAGTGGGGTGGAGGATGTGCCACCCGGTGCAACTGTTGGAACAGCCACGGTTTCAGCAACCAGTGGAATAGGTGCTCCTCCGGAGCCAGCAAATTGACCCCCAACTAGACGAGTAGGGCTTCCCGGCACACCGGGACGGGCAGCAGTAACTGGAACACCTGAAGCATTTGAAACACCTGTAGTATTTGAAATCACCGTAGATGGAGTTATCACGGTAGAGCTTTCTGCTAACGGTGCCGTAGAACTCCACGCACTTCGTACCGCACCGCTAACAGATTGCATGGCTCCTGATGCAATAGTGGCTTCGCCATAAGAAGCAAACCCTGTTGTTTTTGCCGTATCAAACCAATTCGATTTCAATGTGTCTATCGGATGCATAACAGCGTTAAAGGCAGTGGAATTATTTTCAAGAAAACTCACGACCCCAGAAGACTGATTTTGCGGTGACCTATTTCCTGAACGTTGACGCTCATCTACACGAGCAGGGGGTGGCGGTGCATTGGAAGGGGCAACTGCAATACTTGGGCCACCTGAATTTCCACCAAATAGGGGCGCGTCAAAATCAAATCCTAAATTGCTAAGTCCCTGCTCAATAGGATTTATGGGTCCTCCCATTGGCCCTTTTCCTGCACCTTTGTCAAATGGATTGGCACTGGGTTGCGGCTTTCCAGAAGGTTTGACGCCAAGGAATGACATCAAAGCAGGCGCGGCTACGGCAGCGGCACCTGCTATCGTTAAAACTTGAAGGATTGGCAATGAAAGTATTTTTTCAAGCATGCTCACGATGCCACCAAGTGCAACTGCTGCTGCTGGCCCAAATGTGGCTATTCCGGCAACCCCCAAGCGAAGTGCCTCTGCAGCAGTACCTCGCTGTCCGGATTCTCCATTAATTGAATTGACTGCAGTAGTACGAGTTTCCGGATCTGTGCCCATGAGCGTTTGTGCAAATTTGGTAACTTCCTGAACTACTCCACTAAGTATTTGTGCTTGAGATTGCAAACTTTGAAAATCAGCAAGAGTGTTGTCTTTTTCTACATGAACAGTATTTGGTCGCTCTAAATTATTTGGCCCTAGACCAATATTTAAATTCTTATTCCCACCAGTCAGCGCAGTTGTTTCTGTCAGTAATTTTTCATACGCCTCCTTGCCCATTCGCAAGTTTGTTTTTTCATCTTGATCGTAGGCTCCTTCATCTCCACGACCTTGCAGGCGTTGCTGAATTTTATTCACTCCCGCGGTGTATTTTGCCTGTATTTCTTTTTGCATGCGTGCTTCATCCGGACTGAGAAGACCTTGAAGCATGTTGCCTTGTGTTTGCAATGAGACATTGGTTGCTTGCAAGTTCGTTTGAAAATCATTCGTTGTTGCAGATCCCAAGATTCTTTGTGCCGTTGCCTTTCCCGCATCCTGCAGTTTGTTGTATCCTGCAGATTTGGGCTGGTCTTTCGGCAATGTCCCTCCTGCTGCGTCTCTATTGGCAGGATCATACGCTATGATCATTTTCTCCAGATCGTTTGTGCTAAAATTGTCACCAAATAATTTTCTTGTGGTAAATAATGCGTTATTCGCTTCTTCAGACAATCTTTTCTCAGGATGTAATTGTCGATCTTTTAACTCAGCTTGAAGTTTTGCCGCATCCATTCCGCCTAGGCCAAGTTTTGCTACATCATTGAATAATTTTTGCTGTACATTAGGGTCTCCACTTGTTGTAGCTCTATTGAATTCGTTAAGTAGTTCCGTTCCTCCCATCTCAGGATGAGCTTGCTGATATTGTGACAATAACAACGCATTATTACCGCTTCTTGAAACATACGAATCAAGACCTCTTGCAAGTTCAGGAGCACGTTCCTGCAGTGCTGCGCTTCCTACATTCTGCGCAACCCTATTGGTTATTGCCATGTTTTCTGCAATTGCAGTTACATTGGCAATTCCTCCTCGGGCAGTGATGGTCTGCGCAGTGACTCCAAGCTCCTGAATGACTTCATCCATGCGATCCATCAACCGGCCGTTGGCTAGCGAATCTCCCACAACTGTGGCAAACTGTTTTGGATCCATGGCAAATCCACCAGAGTTTACTCCGTTTGCAGAAACTCCTCCAACAGCCCCGGTCTTGCCCAATGCTTCAAGTGTGTTTTGATAATTTCCTCGGCTTGCTCCCAATGCAAAGGCCGTGCCTGCGGAAGCTTCCATTTCGCGAAGCGTATCGTTTGTAGACGCACCGGGCGAAGTTCCCCTTCCAGTACTAGCCCCTTGTCCATATCTTGCAGCCGTCTGAGCAAACCCAAATGATTCATTTTGGGACATGCCGGTTTTGTCACCCATGTGACGTATCTGGTCACGATATGGAGTGAGTTCTGTAGATCTGTAATCAAGTGTCCTGCGAGACAATTGGCCTACATCGTAATCAAATTTTTCCTGACCTTGCCTGCCAGACGCCATCTTGATGCCATCCACGATGCCCTTGACTGCGCCAAAGACGCCCTCTGCAACACCAGATAACGTGTTGCCAAATCCTTTGAACAACCCATCACCACCATCGTCATCTTTTTTATCGGTAGAGGGAGAAGCAGTTGCGGTACTTTTCCCTTTTTCAACAGGGACGATGGGATATATTTTCTCGTCCGTAAGTAATTTTTGCGCAGGAAGTAATTTCTGCTCTTCCTGAGGAGGAGGAAGTAATTTTTGCTCTTTGATTACAGTAGTGAGTAATACTATTGCGTTTTTTAAATCACTAGTTTCTCTGCTTACAATAGCATAAGGAGTAGTGGGGGTGTTATAGGCGGGAGCAGGAAGCACAGGCTGTGGCTGTCTAGGCTCGACAGGGCCTCGTGTGGCTTGGGGTTGCGGGCCAGATGGCCCGTTTGGCTGTCTGGGTCCACCGCCTTGCTGAGAACCAATACCCTTTGACAAGACTTCCTTGAGTTCTTTTACCTCCTTGGACAAAAGGAGCAGGTTATCACCCAGTGTCTTTGTATATTGAGTTGATTCTGAAATCGTTCTTCCATGAGCTTCAAGCCTTGATGAAAAATCATCAAATTTTCTTGACGCATCAGTAAACGCCGTGCCTATGCCTCCAAGACGACCTCCCAGCGTCTCAATGGATGTTTCAATCTTTCCAAGAGACGCAGTAAATGTTTCCAACTTACTGGTATATTCACCAAGGCTTGCAGTAAATTGACCAATGCCACTAGCAACATTGACGGGCGCAGCATTGCTTCTTCCTGTCCGAGTTGGGCCAACACCACCGGAACCCATGTTACTGCTGCTCTCCGTCAATATTTTCTGGGCCGTCTATGGAATCCATTGTTTCCCACTCCTCGTCAACCATTTTCCAGAAATTTTCATCATCCATTCCATACGTCATGTCAACTGATTGTGTTTGCCCTTGGGACGAGGAACCTGCAAATTTTGTGACATGAGCCGGAATAGATTTATTTGTTATTCGAGTATATCCGTCATCTTCTTGTATTTCTATTGCCTCATCTTCATCATCATTTGATTCAGGGGTTTGATTATAATTATTTATAGGAATAGTGTAATCGTCATGAACGCCAAAACCGTTAGGAGGTGGCAACACTCCACCATATGGCCTGAGCATGGTGAATGGAGGCATCTTCAAGTCGGGAGAATCGTCTCCCCACTTTCGAATGCCCCATTTTATTTCGGCCCAGAATTGGCGACGATAAAAATCAATATGCGCTGCATCGTAATCTACAGGTTTTTCCTGAAATTCTTGCATTGAAATATTGTATTGATTTCTATACCATTCAAGTATTTCCGATTGATAGACCCCATCAAGTGCTTTTTTCTTGATGTCTCGTATGTATGATTCGCTATATGAGTTAACGAAACGAGTTTCGCCAATTCTCCCATTCGCGATAATAATGAAGAAGATCGTCAAACTCGTAGATATTTTCCAGAAACTTGTCAATGCTTCCTGCGGCATATGCAGGAAGAGATCCGGGAGACTGCGTGATAAACTGCAACATGATGCTCATCCATGTTGTCTCATAGGTTCTGGTATCAACAGTTGCTCCGTTCAGTGCGGCTGCAACCGCTTTTCCAACCATTCTCTGAGTATTCAAATTTCCACGAACAACAAGGATTTTTCCTGCAGGCCCATCAATTTCATGTGGCTTTGTAGGGTCATATGCCTTCTTGTCAGAAGCGAAGGAAATAATTGGCTTTTCCTTTTCAATATCTACAATCTTGTCCAGTGAATTCTCATTTTCAGTAGGGGTTGGTTCGGTGGATTTTGTAGGCACAATATACTCCTTGAATAGATTACGGGCGACGTGACCAGTATATCACGTCGCCCGCAATTATGCAATGAATAAGAAAGTAGTTTGCGTTAACTACTAAACATTTGTACTTGATACAGTGTTGGACAAAGTTCCCTTTCTGTCCAAAGCATAAAAGGTTACATTATGCATGAGAACTCGATTGGACTGCACATCAAGGTCTCCCGATGCAAAATAACATGACGTGTATTCCACGAGAGTTGTCCCAGTTGTTCCAGCAGAAGCATCCACGATTTTAATATCAAACGTCTTGCCATGCAATTCTCGCAGTAACCCAGAGTTCGCAGCTAAGCCAGTACTTGTATTTGCTGTATTTGCGTCCACTCCGGCTACTCCACTAAAATCTTTTGCTCCGCCAGTTAACCCAATCGTGCCAGACGCAAGAAATCCGAAATTACCAGCACCTGTTGGCTCAAGATTTCTCTTGGCCAACGAATCATTCTTGAGTACCATGAGCGTGCAACTAATTTCATGACGAGCATGAGTAGGAACATACTCAATAGCCTGAAGCTGACCAAGCACTTGAATTGGCTCAAGCGCATAGTCATCCCTGCATCGCGCAGCCTGAGCAAATCCAATAGGGAGATCATCCATGTATAGTACGACCTTGCCTCCTACTAATACATTGCTTTTCGATAATGTTGATGCCATTTATTTTGTCCTTCCCTTTTACTACTACGAAACGTAGGCAGTGATGAGTATGTAATTTGCTGGCTTGGCTGGTGAAATATTGAAGTCGATGTAGAACGCATCGCCAACAACTCGCACAACAACGTTCTTGAATGCCGGAAAAAGTGTCGGATTGGTCGGATCTGCCACAATCAATCCATTCTGTTCCGCTTGACCAAGCACACTGGTGACAATTGACTGGAGTGCTGATTGCAAGAACACTGTGGACTTGGATCCAATTTTCGACACAACCGCATCTCGCACTCTCTTGGAAACCGCATCAGCAGCCCGCAAGGTAGAGACTTCCCGTCGCGCAAACTTGGTGTCTCCCGTCCATGTTGTCAGTGACTGAACAATGACAAATCCGCGGACAGGATCATTCTTGTACGTAAACACTCCGCCATTCACAAGATTGTCGATGGTTGCAATGGAAGAAATTGTTTCAATGCCAGATATGGGAATGGTCTTGTTTGTGAGTGGTTCAGCCGGATCAGTTTGCGAAGACAGCAGCCCAGCAACTTGCGCCGCAGCGTAATATGGAGGATATGTCTGCAGATTTCCAGACACATCATAATCCTTGACGCCCGGCCACACCCGCACAACACGCTTGCTATTCATCGACGCAGCGTTGAGAATTGCATTTGCAGCAGTTTCTCCAAGATCCGCACCACAAACAGCCAGTTTCTCAAACTTGCCGGTAACCGAAGACATATACTCGACATGGGACTGTGCCGTCTTGTGATACGTCAGATTACCCGTCATCGGAACGACGAAATATGCAGGAACATTTTGCAAGACACTGAATGCATTTGTCCAGTCAGTAGCAGTAATGGTTCCATCATCGGCACCAGCAAATCCGTATGTATTATTATCAATGCTGCCATAATTAGCCGTCAATGTTGCAACAAGGAATGTTCCCAAAATTGGCCCATTCAATGCGTTAACCATTGCCTGTCCGTTTGCCGCCAATGTAAGATATGTCTGCGTTGCCGCGGCGTTAATTGTTGCGTCTGTAACACGATCCAATCCGGCACAAAGTTGCGAACCCGATTCTCCGGTTACAACAGCGGCGAGCAATCCTGCCGTTGTTAACGAAAACGTGCTATTGATAATCGCAACGAGATTATCCAGTCTGGAATAATCGGCGAAAAGGAAAGTTGCCGACTTTGTGCTAGTTCCAATTGTAGCACCCGTTGCATACGTGACAGCAGAAGAATTGTACGTAACCCTGTACGTTGCACCAGACGCTCCCAATGTTCCACTTGAGAGAGTTAGCACTGCTGTGTTAATTGCAGTTGTGCTTCCAGTAATAGTGTCTCCGATACGTATCATTCCAGAAGACGCAGTAGTTACTGTTAGTGTTGATGTCGTCACAGTGGTAGGTATAGCATACCCATTGGTTCCCGCCGTGGTTCCCGACACGATCACACTTGCGCCATATCCTGCGCCCCCGCTAACAATAGTCAAACCAGTTACTGCCCCATTTGTTCCTGTCCCGTTGATCTGTAGTATTGCGCTTGTAGTTGGCGTGGCACTTAATCCTATTGACCCGACGGTTACCTGATCCCCGACAGTATACAGTGTTCCTGCTACTCGAATTGCTGCCGCGGTAATGACTCCGCTGGCATCTGTAGTCATGTCAACAGTCAATCCTGATCCGTTAGCAATTCCTCCGGTGAATGTCGATGTGGTACTGATCGTCACGCCAGTTCCGCTAATGGTAACTTTTCCACCTGCGGTTCCGGTACCAATGATTTTCAGCCAATTTTCGCCAATATTATCAACCGCGTAACTACGATTGTCGTGTAACGTAAGAGTAGCCTTCTTGGTTCCCGCATTTGTTCCCGTACTAGTTACGAGATACCACGACTTCGCAAACTTCCCGTACTCGTTTGTCGTAGCGGCAATGGCATTTACCCCTCCGCTGGTAATATTTGTGGTTCCCGGAGTGGCTGCTCCGACACGGACACCGTAGACCGTTCCCGCTCCGGCATTCAACGCTCGCGAAATTCCATCCACCAGTGGGTAGTTGGTTCCGCCATTGCCGTAAATCGCAGCCGCACTGGCGGCATCGGTAAAGGCAAGCGCCGTATTTGGCTGTCCCCGTTCAGCGATACCGACAATGGAAACCGCGTTTGGGGTATTGGTTAGAAAAGATGTGGCTTGCGCATCATCAATATAAGAGGCTACTCCCGGAGCAGATAACACGACACCTCTGAATCCTACTGACATTTTGTGTACTCCTTATAATATAGTTTCTCATACTCAACGTAGTATTTACTATATTCTCTCATTTTTCAGATGTCGTGCAGCCACCTTGTCAGTTCCAAGTACCACAGAGAAGGGGTGAGCAGCACCAACCCTTTCTGTTGTGCGTAGAACGCAAATGTTCCGAGAACTTCTGGCTCATGACTCTTTTCGGTGGCTACCCACTGCTCCAGAAATACTGGACGCTCTTCTGATCGCCATGGCGATGGCTCAACTGGTTCCGGCTGGATTTCTTCTTCCGCCTGAATTTCTTCTACTGCATCAACGGAAATTTCCTCGGTTGACGCAACAACGGTTTCTTCGGCAACAACTTCCACGGGCGTTTCCTCCACTTGGACTTCTTCGACTAACGCGGCTGGCTGACTTGCATTTCTGGCCATTTCATTCTCCTTGCGTCATGTATTGATTAATTTGTTTCTACGTTGCCCACATCGATTGATAACGCAAACCCTTGCTTGCCGTACATTCTTCCTGTCCATGTATGCAGATAGGTGCAAGACACACTGAGTGTCCTTGCAAAAGCCGACGTTGGCAAATAGGATTCATCAGGACGCAAGTCAGTTCCGCTATACGAAAGTTCACCAATTCCGTAATCACTAAATGTAATGATATTCTCCTCCCCAATTGGAGGCGTTTCGCCTTCGTACATTGCTCGTTCCAGAAGGCAGTACATTGCTGTCAGCATGTCTGCGTTCGGGGCCATGAGGACAAATCTAAAAGTGCCCGTTTTTAACCGGGCACTTTCCTTCCAGTATTCCTGTGGAGTAAGATCGTCTGGTTCGTAGCCTATGCCTTCTCCGGCATAATTTCCAAGTATGTGCTGACGATCACTATCCGCATCAACGACGAGGCTGATAATTGGTGGAGGCTGCGTCAAGACAGAATACCCGCTTCCTATTTTCCATACATATCGATCATCTTGCAACCATTTTTTGATCATTTCCCGCCCGCGTTCATCAATGAACGCAAGTGTCTCGTCAACCTTCCACAGATTCTGACCTGATTTCAATAGATTGTAGAACTCAATAACCCTGTTCTTGAAAACATATTCTGGCACTGACATTAGTGTTACTTTGCAATTGCCGCAAGATACACCGTGGTTGATGCAGTGAGCGCAGTACTGACAGAAAATCGATAATATCGGAATGGATACTCAGACGTGCATGTCGTTACCGGAGTTGCAACAGAAATGGCAGAACTAATGGGCGTCCATGCCATTCCAGTAACGGAACCTTGCAATGTGATTGCTCCTGTTCCAGCGCCAACGTTGGCAATCTCAACGGTAAAGTGTGTCTTGCCCGACAGTTCATAGGAATCGCTTACATACGCCGTTGTTGCCGACGCCAAGTTTGTCCATACCGGAATTACCAGAAGATTTTTCGCGAGAAAGAATCTTCTTTGTGCTTCTTGCATATCATCTATGATATGCGCGGAAGCATTATTTTCATGTAATTTTTTTAGCGCAATTTCACCGGCCATTTTTCATCCTATCTTGCAGTACTGTTTCTAGTATATCACTTTTTATTGAGGTTTTTATTTTTTATTTTTTTCTTCAAGTGCAAATATTCTGGATGTCAAATTTTCTATTTCTAATGATAATTCCTTGAACGCATTTACCAATGCCCACATGAGATCACTGGCGTTGATGTTGTAGATTTGCGTTTCTATTTCTTCGCCATTTTCTGATTTTTCCTTGTATGTATACGTTCCAACCATTTCGGGCCAAGAAGACAATATTTCCTGCGCAATTACTGAGACATGATCCTTGCCGTCATCTTTTGATCCAAATTTTCCATTCAGGCGATACACGACTGGATTCAATTGCTTGATGGCACTTAGGCCTTTGACATAGGGATGAAGAACTGTCTTGATTCGAGAGTCGGAAGCGATGGTCCATGTATCTGTGTCCGGCTTGGATGCAGAATCTGTATTAACAACAAGTGAAGAACATTGCATTATGCCGAACAAGCCCACGTTCCATATTTGTGTGGCATACACATTGTGACAAAAAACACCGTCTGCTATGTTGACCAGACATGCGTCTTGGTATGGGCCATTAGCAAAAGGAGTTATAGATGCAGAAACAGTTCCATCCCAACGAGCTCCAATCATCGAATCAATAGAAAATGTTCCAATGTTAAATGGTCCATAATCCTCTGATGGGTACAAATAATGTGATGCCGCATGAGGCTCCATGGTTAGTGTTTGATTGCTTGATCCATCAAATTTATTTAAAAGAGCATCCGTGGTGGCTATATTCATATAAAGTCCTCTGTCCCAAGGATAGAGTTCTGTTTCGCTGGCTGTGCCCATATAGTTAGTGGAAAATGGATAAGAAGTGATTCCTGAAAATGATGGAGGATCGGGTGGTGTTCCATCTGCTATGGCTGTAATTCTTCCGTATGTATCAACAGTGATGTTTGAGTTTACAAAAGAACCGGGATTTAAATATGACTGAGTATTATACATGAAAATATTGTTTGATCCATAATTAAGAACGTATACGATGTTATTTAACATAATAATTGAAGTTGGATTGAGATCGGAATTTTGCGATTCAAGATATGTCAAATTTCCAAAAGTTAGATCAATAACAAATAAATCTACAAGCCCTGTTGAATTGGCAATAGTTTTACAAACAAACAAATGTGTTCCTGCAGAATTTACACAACTTGACGAAAAAGATTCTGAATAATTGGCGTTAAATGTGTGCAGTAACGAAAGAGAATAATAATTGTCATATATAAATGTTACAATTCGGTCAGTACACGTAGCGTAAAGAAAATAACATTCAGGATTATTTGTTGCAACAAACTCTAAATCTTGAAGAACTCCACCAGTTTCTACCGATGTAACATGTGTCAATTCTCCAGTTTCTGCATTAATAGCGTATTGGCGCAAATATCCATCTGAACATCCTACAAGAAGATTTTCATTAAATTTGTCAACAATCATTGTTGTTGGGGAAACATATGCCGCCAAACTATATGCAAGAGTAAGCGTTCCATCTTCATTGATAAAATATGAATTTATGTAATCTCCACCAATGAAAAGAAATTTTGATTTATCCGTTTTTCTCAGCCATTCTGAAGCTGATGACAAAGAATCTACAGCAATAACAGTAGTGTTATTGCATGTTGATCCAATAGTATTATCAAAATAAGTTAATGTTCCAGAATAATCAGTATAATAACTTGATATTCCGTTATTGATTGGAGTAAGAACATATACAACTTCCGTTTTAGATGTATTGGTTGTTTGAGCAACAACTACTGATTTTTGATTGTCATTTAATACAAACGCCCCATTAGTCTGTTCTGACACAAGAGACAAATTTCCCGAAGATTGATCAATGGAGTAGGCGGCTAGTGTCATACCAGCCCTCACGTAAAGAACCATGTCTGCTGTACTATTATTTTGTTGTCCAGTCACCGTAAGAACCGTCATTGACCTTGGCCCTACTCCTCCATTTCCACTATTTGATCCAGTTAATGTGGAATAAGAAGTATTGAAAGTTAATTTTACATAGTTATAATTTGTTAGTGAAATATCATTCATTAACAATGTTCTTGGGGCAGCGCCACCATTCCAAAAACCAATAGTGTTTGTTGATTCATCTTGTATTTGCAAAGATGAATTAGAAGACAATTTATTAAACATTGATCCTAGCGCAATTGAAGATATTGTAGAATTTTGCAACTTATTATTTGTAATTGTCAAATTTTGAATTTGCTGATTGTATATTTTTCCAGACAATGTTCCTTGATTGTCAACAGTCTCGTTGTTTGTTGCCACAAGATATCCGGTCAAATCTGGAAGATAATGCGTAGCGGCTCCTGCAACAGCAGGAGCAATTAAATTGACATCTCCGGTGTAGTATCCTCCTAATTGAAGGGAAAGATTTACACCAGAACATGCCAACGCCCGTGTTGCGCCTCCATAAAGCGGCATTTATTGAGCCGCCTCAAGTATTGCCGCTCGTGCTTTCAGTGCATCCACTTGTGCCGATAATTCCTTAACTGCATTTACCATCGCCCACTTTATATCATTTGCATTGATATTATAAAGTTCTGTAGAAATTTCTGTTCCATCATCCTTTTTTTCAACATGCGTGTATGTTCCAACCATTTCAGGCCACGAAACTGCCGCCTCTTGTGCAATCACTGAAACGTGATCTTTTCCGTTGTCTTTTGATCCGTACAAGCCATTGAGCCTATATACTACAGGGTTTAATTGCTTAATGGCAGAAAGTCCTTTTTGATACAAATGAAGAACGTTTTTTACTCTTGAATCAGAAGTAATTGTCCATAAATCAGTAGCTGGCTTTGTTGCGTTATCGGTGTTTACAATAAGTGAATTGCACTGAATTTCATAAAGTGCAGTAACATTTTGCGCATATATTCCAGCGTAATCAGTAGCAAAATCAACATAATTGCTTTCTGTTTTTTTTAAAGTTAATATTGCTGCCTCTGAGCCATCATAAAAGTCGAGTATACCGGTCATGCCCACAGTGCTAAATTGAAGAGCTCCATAGGTAGTCAATTGAGAAAGATGCTCAATGCCTCTAGACACCGTTACTTCTGATGAACCATCCCAACTTGTAACAATATTTTGACTTGTATCTAATGCAACAAGTCCTGTTCCGAAATTCAACGGATATGACGTTGTTCCATTTACAGAACCTCCTGACGCTCCTCCGTTTGATGCAGCGGTCACTCGCCCATATTGATCAACAGTCAGGGAAGCGTCGGTATAGGTGCCTGCGGGATTTGAAGCAAGCGGTTTCAACGAGATGGTTTTTGCGGCCGATCCATTATATGTTGTTCCACTATTTAACATTAGCGTATTGTTGTCAACAGTGAGATTAAACAAATTTGATCCCAAAGACACTCCAGATATGCTTGAGTTAGCCAATTTCCCATTGGCAATGGGTCCTGCCAGCATTGAGTTTGTAACCGTGCCAGTATCGCCGGATCCGATCAATGTGCCGGAAGCCGCCGGAAGCTGGAGTGTTACTCCGGTTGTTCCCGCTGGAGCAGCATAAATAGTTGCTGACCCGCTGGTTGACCCATACAACGTCAAGGATGCTCCAGTAAATGCTTTTGTCAGTCCCCCGTATGAAGGCATTTTGGTTCTCCTCTATCCCACTTCGGTAGTTTCAATGACTGCCACCCAGCGAATTCGCGTGCTTGCTAATCCAGTTACAGCAATTTGCAAAGATCCAAACATCGATGTTTCTGCAACAACAGTAAACGAAACTTGCGAAAGCTGCGAATCAACAGCAACAGCAGTAACAGTAGGAGATCCAATAATGGTTGTTGTTCCATTTGTTGCTGTTTTTCTAATTGCTCCCGTAATTTCCCAATTTCCGCCAAATGATCCATAGGTTGTAGTTGAATTTGTTCCTATTGTTCCAGAAGAAGCAACTAATTGAATAGTAAATCTGTACGTACTATTATTAGGTAAAACAATATGGTTTGCTGAATCAAATGTTCCCGTTCCATCTGCGGTCATATTAACTGCAGACGCATTTGTTGTAGTTGCGCGAAGAACATGCAACCCGAATTGCGCGTCGCCATTGGAAGCAAATCGCCCAGCAGAATAAGCAAATTTTCCGTACAATTGCGCATTACCATACAGTCCTCCCGGAATAGCAGAGTAATCTCCAGAAGCTGCATTGCCCGAACCTCCGCTGATAACCGAAACTGATCCGCTAGATACTTGCAAAGATGCATTACGTATTGTTTGCCAATCTACTGAATTTGTTCCTCTCTTGTTTCCTCCTGTTGATGAATTATCGGGAATGTTTCCAAGCAGCGATCCTGTTCCTTTTGGTCGTAAAACAAGATCAACATCAGTAGTTGATCCCGCTGCCGTCAAAGAATCCACATAAGTATAAGTATTAGGCGAAGATGTGCTTTCAGCAAAAGCAACCTGCGTGATTGATGTGCCTCCCGTTCCGTTTTCTGCAGCGATAATTCTTCCTTGCGCATCCACAGTAATATTTGCAGATGTGTAAGAACCTGCAGATACATCAGTGTTTGTCAAAGAAATAGTGACTGCAGAAGAGCCATTGAAACTGGTTCCTGAAAGTCCGCTACCTATAGTTAGAGCATTGGTAGTTGTGACCCCAGCTCCCGGTGTTGACCAGAAAAGTTCACCCGACCCATTGGTGCTAAGCACCTGTCCGCTTGCTCCGTCAGAAGGCAATACATATGTAGTTGATCCCGCAATGGCAGGAGCGACAAGACTCACTGCTCCTGATGTTGATCCGGAAATACTTAGTGTTCCCTTGACATCGAGAATGTCTCTGAATGTTCCACTATTTGCCGCAAAATTATTGATACGATAGGTTTGTACCGTAGTAGTGCCAAGACGATTCACCACAAAAGCAAACCTGCCAGTTGGGTCAACCGCAACACCATAAGGAGCTAACCCCGTTGCTGCCGTTCCGACCGAGGTCAATGCTCCGGTGGATTGATTGATGGTATAGGCCTGCACCGTGGAGCTACTATAATTCGTCACAAAAGCAAATCTGCCAGTTGGGTCAACCGCAACACCATTAGGAGCTGACCCCGTTGCTGCTGTTCCAATCGAGGTCAATGCTCCGGTAGATTGATTGATGGTGAAGGCTTGTACCGTAGTGCTACCATAATTCGTCACAAAAGCAAACCTGCCAGTTGGGTCAACCGCAACACCCTGAGGAGCTAACCCCGTTGCTGCCGTCCCTACCGAGGTCAATGCTCCGGTAGCTTGATTAATGGTGTAGGACTGAACTCCTGTTGCGGCGCTACCATAATTCACCACAAAAGCAAATCTGCCAGTTGGGTCAACCGCAACACCACAAGGATTTGTCCCCGTTGCTGCTGTTCCAATCGAGGTTAATGCTCCGGTAGATTGATTGATCGTATAGGCTTGCACGGTATTGCTAATGCTAGAATAATTCGTCACAAAAGCAAATCTGCCAGTTGGATCAACCGCAACAGCATAGGGATAATTCCCCGTTGCTACCGCACCTACCGAAGTCAATGCTCCGGTAGATTGATTGATGGTATAGGCTTGTACGGTGGCGCTACTATAATTCGGGACAAAAACAAACCTGCCAGTGGGGTCAACCGCAACACCGTAGGGACCTGATCCCGTTGCTGCCGTGCCTACCGAGGTCAATGCTCCGGTAGATTGATTGATTGTATAGGCTTGCACCGTGGCGCTACTACCATTTGTCACAAAAGCAAACCTGCCAGTTGGGTCAACCGCAACACCAGAAGGAGCTGACCCCGTTGCTGCCGTCCCTACCGAGGTCAATGCCCCTGTTCCTCCGTGAAAAGTCGGTGGAGGAAGAAGATTATTACTCGTCACCGCCCCATACGTAATCGACGATCCCGAGATGGGATTTCCGACAATATATTGAGTTGATCTCAATTGCCCTTGAATATCTGCTCCTGCTTGTATCGATTGTGTTCTTCCCGCTCCTACCACAAGAGGCGCGGCAAACGTCTGTGTGGCTGTCCATGCATGTGCAATTGCTAGCGCATCCGCCGCAGTAGTAATTCTTCCCTGTGCATCTACTGTAATACTTGCAACAGGGTATGAACCTGCTGTTACTGCAGTGTTTGCCAATGCAATTGTTACTGCAGCAGAACCATTGAAACTTGTTCCCGAAAGTCCCGTTCCAATGGTCAGCGCATTGGGAGTGTTAACACTAATGTCTCCCGATCCATTGAACGCAACACCGTTGATGTTTCGAGAAGTGGTAAGCGTTGCAGCACTTGTTGCCGTGGAAGCATTTCCGGAAAGTGCTCCATAAAACGTTGTCGCTTCCATGTCTCCAAGTGTGCCGGAATATACTTCAGAAACATTTGTTCCGTCAGGGATAAATGCAAATCTTTGATTATTTCGCCGAAATCCAAAAAATCCTTTTTTTGCGGTAGAATTATACCACTGAAACTCAACACCTCTGTCTTTTGCATCATTGGAAATGAGTGTCGCGCCATCGACACCTCCGCCAAGGCTGATGATTGGATCCTTCAAAACTGTCGTTGTTGCATTAACTGTAATTGTAGTTCCATTTACCGTAAAATTTCCACCAACAGTCACGTCGGCAAATGTTTGCGCAGCAGTCCAAGTATTTGAATTGCCTAAATTTAAGGTAATGGTGTTTGCTTCTGATCCATTAAACGTTCCAGTTGTTCCAGAAAGTCCTGATCCAATGGTGAGTGCATTTGGAACACCACTTCCGTTTGAAGCGGACGTAATCCTTCCTTGCGCATCGACAGTGATGTTTGCTGTAGAATACGAACCTGCTGTTACTGCAGTATTTGCCAATGCAATTGTTACTGCAGCAGAACCATTGAAACTTGTTCCCGAAAGTCCCGTTCCAATGGTTAGAGAATTTGTTGTGGTGCTTGTTGCGCTGCCGCTTGATGCAGCAGTGATTCGTCCTTGAGCATCGACAGTCAGGGCAGCATTCGTATAGGAACCCGGAGTAACTGCAGTGGAAGCAATTCCAATGGTTACATCTCCGGTGGCTGCATTGACAGAAATTCCCGTTCCAGCAGCAACTGAGGTGACCGGCTTCTTCCAAGTTCCGGGCGTTCCTCCCGCAATGCATATGTGAAGTACGCCTGAGCGATCAATGACAAAATCACCAACAGAAAACGTTCCCGTCGTCGGGGCACCCGAAGCAGTTGCTCCCACATATCGAGACAGCTCTTTTGATCCGCTTAACCCTGTAGCGGTCAAAGTGGACGTTCCGGAAAATGAACTCAGTTTCGCTACTGGCATTATGTAATCTCCACTCCAAACACACTAACAGCCAAAGTATTTGCACTGGCCGAAAAAAGCAAATATTTATTTGTCGCATCCAATGTCAATCCGACCGTGATGAACGATGTATCATTTGCGGACACTGTTCCATCATAGATGATGTATCCGTTGATATCTCCGGGATAGACATTGGCAGTGGAAACACAAAGGCGATACGTGACGTTGGATGATCCCGTGTTGCACACGGACATGGTGCTTACCACCGCAGCAGTTGTGGCACAGGTATACAATACTTGCGCGGTCGCAGGTGTTGAATTGGAAATAATTGAATTCAATCTTTTATATACTTGCGCCACATTATTTCTCCCTTGATATTTGACTTATTGTATCAAATGATGCAGTATTGTTTTGCGTTGCTTTTTGTCGCGTACAAAGAGATCAAGAGGGGCGTTGAATTTTCTTGCTTGCCCATTTTTCAATTTCCACGCTGGTGCCGACATACCAGCCGTCATCAAGTTGAACCATCCGGTGGTTTACCTCAATGTCGCTCACATCCTCATCGGTCAATGGGCCATAGATATACGGATCGTCAAATCGGTCAAAAATGGAAATCATGATGTCCTCCAGACTTATCCCCAAAAGGATTTTGTTTCAAGCCAATAATATAATTTTGTAATAAAAGTATACGGTCTTATGGTGGCGTTTGCAATGGTTTTTATTGCGCCGCTAATTGGAGGGGAAATTGGTCGATAGGTACTGAGTGCGTCGAAATTGAAATTGCGAAATCCCACACGAGTGTTTCGAGTGATGACAGGAAAATTGAATGCTTTTGATTGAGATGTTTGATAATAGACTATATTTGGATAATAAGAAAAAACAGTGCTCGAACCAGTATTTGCCACATACACAAATTTCCCTGTGGGATCACAGGCAACGCCTTGGGGATTAGTTCCCGTTGCCACCGCTCCCACCGAAGTCAATGCTCCGGTGATTGCATTGATCGTGTAGGCCTGAACGGTGCTTGAAGTAAAATTCGCCACATACACAAATTTCCCCGTGGGATCACAGGCAACAATGTAGGGATTAGTTCCCGTTGCCGTTGTTCCCATCGAGGTCAATGCTCCGGTACTTGCATTGATCGTGTAGGCCGAAACGGTGTCTGAACTATAATTCGTCACATACACAAATTTCCCCGTGGGATCACAAGCAACGCCGTAGGGATTAGTTCCCGTTGCCGTTGTTCCCACCGAGGTCAATGCTCCGGTGATTGCATTGATCGTGTAGGCCTGAACGGTGTTTGGATTAATATTCGCCACATACACAAATTTCCCCGTGGGATCACAGGCAACACCGTTGGGACCAGCCCCCGTTGCCGCTGTTCCCACCGAGGTCAATGCTCCGGTTACTTGATTGATCGTGTAGGCCTGAACGGTGTTTCCTCCGAGTCCATTGTAATTATTCGCCACATAGACAAATTTCCCCGAGGGATCACAGGCAACACCCCAAGGAAATGCTCCCGTTGCGGTTGTTCCCACCGAGGTCAATGCTCCGGTACTTGCATTGATCGTGTAGGCTTGAACGGTGCTTGAACCAGCATTCGTCACATACACGAATTTCCCTGTGGGATCACAGGCGACAAAGTAGGGACTAGTTCCCGTTGCTGCCGTCCCGACCGAGGTCAATGCTCCGGTACTTGCATTGATCGTGTAGGCCTGAACGGTACTTGAACTCAGATTCGTCACATACACAAATTTTCCTGTGGGATCACAGGCAACGCCGATGGGAATACTCCCGGTCATTGCTGTTCCCAAATTGCTGAAATTGTGTGAAAATACAATTCCTGCCATACTTACACTTCAGCAGACATATTTTTTGGCGCAAAAAAATTATGCATCATGTTCCCCAATACGTCACATTTCTTGGAAGCATGGTTGTTATTTTTTTATTTACTTGATAGGGGGTAATACGGGAAGTATTTATTTTTGTGTCCGGATTTATTGATGGCTGAGAAACCTGATAGTCAAATTGCGTCAAGGCCAATCCGGCATATCCTGAAGTCGCTGCCGCCAAATATCTATTTCTGTTTGAAATAGTTGCTAATTGCAAAGTAGAATCGGAAGAATATGTATTAATATATGTCAATGCACCGGTTGATTGATTGATAGAATATACTTCTATTGCAGATCCATTATTGTAATAAAAAACTTCCGAACGTGAATCAACTGCAGAATAATATGTAAAGCCTGTTGATCCATAATTTCCAACAAGTGTCAACGCCCCAGTTGACTGGTTGATAGAGTATGAAAATATGGAAGATGGTAAAGCAGGGCCAATAAAACAGGCGTATAAAAATCTATTGTATGTATCAACTACTAAATCAACACATTGCTCAGTAGAGGCAGGAGATATTGCCGATCCAACTGCAGTCAAAACTCCTGTTGTTTGATTTATGGAATATGCTTGCAATATTCCCGCAATGCCGTTATTACTTCCTCCAACATACAGGAATTTTCCTGTGTTATCGCTTTTTGTAACATATGGCCGTGTCATTGTTGCAGGAAGAGTGGTTGTACCTAAAAACGTAAACCCTATATAAATTGTGTACGTTTGAACAGTGTTATCACCATAATTCACCACATAGACAAATTTTCCCGTGGGATCGCAAGCAACGTGGTAGGAAGATGTCCCCGCTGTCGCTGTTCCCACCGAGGTCAATGCTCCGGTACTTGCATTGATCGTGTAAGCTTGAACGGTATTTGAGGCCACATTCGCCACATACACAAATTTCCCTGTGGGATCACAGGCAACGCCGTAGGGACAAGTTCCTGTTGCCGCTGTTCCCACCGAGGTCAATGCTCCGGTGATTGCATTGATCGTGTAGGCCTGAACGGTGTATGGACCAAAATTCGCCACATACACAAATTTCCCCGTGGGATCACAGGCAACGCCTTGGGGATTATTTCCCGTTGCCACCGCTCCCACCGAAGTCAATGCTCCGGTGATTGCATTGATCGTGTAAGCTTGAACGGTGTTGTCAATAGCATTCGTCACATAGACAAATTTTCCCGTGGGATCACAGGCAACGCTTTGGGGACCACTTCCCGTTGCCGCTGTTCCCACCGAGGTCAATGCTCCGGTACTTGCATTGATCGTGTAGGCTTGAACGGTGTTTCCGCCCACTCCATTGAAAGCATTCACCACAAACACGAACTTTCCCGTGGGATCACAAGCAACGGCGTAGGGAGTTGTCCCCGTTGCTACCGCTCCCACCGAGGTTAATGCTCCGGTACTTGCATTGATCGTGTAGGCTTGCACGGTGTTTGAACCAAGATTCACCACATAGACAAACTTTCCCGTGGGATCACAAGCAACGCCGTAGGGATTTGTCCCCGTTGCTGCCGTTCCCACCGAAGTCAATGCTCCGGTAGTTGCATTGATTGTGTAGGCTTGAACGGTATTTGTACCAGTATTCGTCACATACACAAACTTTCCCGTGGGATCGCAGGCAATGAAGTAAGGAGCAGTCCCCGTCCCCGTCGCCACCGTTCCCATAGAGTTCAATGCTCCAGTATCGTCTTTTACATCAAACCTTTTTAATTGATTTACGTCACTTTCTAGAGCATAAAAAAATCTTCCATATGATTCAAAAGTTATACTTGCCTTACTACTAGCGGCTGTAGTAATTGTGTAGGCTTGAACGGTGGCTGAACTCTGATTCGCCACATACACAAATCTGCCGGTTGGATCAGACGCAACACCCCAAGGATTTGATCCCGTTGCCGCTGATCCCATCAAAGTCAATGCTCCGGTACTTGCATTGATCGTGTAGGCTCGAACGGTACCTGAAGTATAATTCGTCACATAGACTTTCCCCGTGGAGTCACAAGCAACGGCGAAGGGATTAGTTCCCGTTGCCACCGCTCCCACCGAAGTCAATGCTCCGGTACTTGCATTGATCGTGTAGGCTTGAACCGTGTTGTCACCAGAATGCGCCACATAGACAAACTTCCCCGTAGGATCACAGGCAACGCTTTGGGGACCACTTCCCGTTGCCGCTGTTCCCACCGAGGTCAATGCTCCGGTAGTTTGATTGATTGTGTAGGCCTGAACGGTGCCCGATGCACCGATAGAATTCGTCACATACACAAATTTCCCTGTGGGATCACAGGCAACACCGTAGGGGCCAGCTCCCGTTGCCGCTGTTCCCACCGAGGTCAATGCTCCGGTACTTGCATTGATCGTGTAGGCTTGAACGGTCCATGGAGTATAATTCGCCACATACACAAATTTCCCCGTGGGATCACAGGCAACGCCTTGGGGATTATTTCCCGTTGCTGCCGTCCCGACCGAGGTCAATGCTCCGGTACTTGCATTGATTGTGTAGGCTTGAACGGTGGCTGAACCAGTATTCGTCACGTACACGAATTTTCCCGTGGGATCACAGGCAACGCCTTGAGGACTTGTCCCCGTTGTCACCGCCCCCACCGAGGTTAATGCTCCGGTAGTTGCATTGATCGTGTAGGCATGAACGATACTTGAACCCTGATTCGTCACATAGACAAATTTCCCCGTGGGGTCACAGGCAACGCCGGTGGGATAAGTTTCCGTTGCCGCTGTGCCCACCGAGGTCAATGCTTCAGACAATAACGACGCAGATAGCACTCTTTGCCTTTCAATAAATTCGCCAGTGGTTATGCTGTAAGAAAATCTAATCCAATAAAAACCAGTCTCTGACTGTAATTTGACAAAAAGTTCATTTTTTTGCGGATGAAACACAGCGCTATATATGGTATTGCCGCTAGAAACTGTATGTTCTCCTAGTTTTATTAAATAATCATTATTTATTTTGTATAATACGCCTTTGTCCGCGCCTCCAACATACATTAAAGTCCTTGTTTTGTCAACAGCGACGCATTGTGAACCAGATTGTGCAATACGACTGTATCCCGAAACATAATTTCCAACTTCACCAACATCTTTATATCTATAATAATATGTAGATCGTATAAAACTTTTGGAAGAACTGGTAAATGGATACGAGTATGCGTTGTTTTTTATTTTACTTAAGGACGACCGCGGCAAGGAAAAGGATTTGGAAGAACTGGTAGAAATATTGTTTAGGTAATTTGTCGAAAGAGGAAACAATTCGCAAAGGCGATATGAAAAATTATTAGAAATTTTATTTTTTGAGGATACAGAATAATAAGAAATAATGGGAGTAAAATAACGCTGAACGGTGTTTGAGCTATTATTCGCCACATAGACAAACTTCCCCGTGGGATCACAGGCAACGCCGTAGGGACTAGTTCCCGTTGCTGCCGTCCCGACCGAGGTCAATGCTCCGGTACTTGCATTGATCGTATAGGCCTGAACGGTGTCTGCATTAGCATTCGTCACATACACAAACTTCCCCGTGGGATCACAGGCAACACCACGAGGAGCACTCCCCGTTGCCGCTGTTCCCACCGAGGTCAATGCTCCGGTGATTGCATTGATTGTGTAGGCCTGAACGGTGTTTGAAACATAATTCGTCACATACACAAACTTCCCCGTGGGATCACAGGCAACACCACGAGGAGCACTCCCCGTTGCCACCGCTCCCACCGAGGTCAATGCTCCGGTGATTGCATTGATCGTGTAGGCCTCAACGTCGAATGAAGTAGCAATCGTCACATACAAAAACTTCCCCGTGGGGTCACAGGCCACTTCATAGGGAGTTGTCCCCGTTGCTTTTGTTCCCACCGAGGTTAATGCTCCGGTACTTGCATTGATTGTGTAATACTGAACGGTGTTTGAAACTCGATTCAACACATACACAAATTTCCCTGTGGGGTCACAGGCCACTCCATAGGGATAAGTTCCCGTTGACACTGCTCCCACCGAAGTCAATGCGCCGGTACTTGCATTGATCGTGTAGGCCTCAACGGTGCCAAAACTAAGGTTGGTCACATAGACAAATTTCCCCGTGGGATCACAGGCAACACCGGAGGGAGCTGATCCCGTTGCGGTTGTTCCCACCGAGGTCAATGCGCCGGTACTTGCATTGATTGTGTAGGCCGAAACGCTGGCTGAGCTATTATTCACCACATAGACAAATTTTCCCGTGGGATCGCAAGCAACGTTGTAGGGAGTTGTCCCCGTTGCCGCTGTTCCCACCGAGGTCAATGCTCCGGTACTTGCATTGATCGTGTACGCCTGAACGGTGTTTCCTCCGGCTCCAGTGAAACTATTCGCCACAAAAACAAATTTCCCCGTGGGATCACAGGCAACGCCTTGAGGACTTGTCCCCGTTGCCACCGCCCCCACCGAGGTTAATGCTCCGGTAGTTGCATTGATCGTGTAGGCCTGAACGGTGTTTGAATACTGATTCGCCACATAAACGAATTTCCCCGTGGGATCACAGGCAACACCCACAGGGTATGTCCCCGTTGCCACCGCTCCCGCCGAAGTCAATGCTCCGGTACTTGCATTGATTGTGTAGGCCTGAACGGTGGTTGAATTATAATTCGTCACATACACGAATTTCCCCGTGGGATCACAGGCAACGTTTTGGGGAAAACTCCCCGTTGCTGCCGTCCCGACCGAGGTCAATGCTCCGGTGATTGCATTGATTGTGTAGGCCTGAACGGTGTCTGATTGATTATTCGTCACATACACAAATTTCCCCGTGGGATCACAGGCAACGCCTGTAGGGTTATTTCCCGTTGCCGCTGTTCCCACCGAGGTCAATGCTCCGGTGATTGCATTGATTGTGTAGGCTTGAACGGTGTTTGATAAAACATTCACCACATAGACAAACTTCCCCGTGGGATCACAGGCAACACCGAGGGCACCTGTTCCCGCTGCCGTTGTTCCCATCGAGGTCAATGCTCCGGTAACACTGTTGATCGTGTAGGCCGAAACCGTATATGAACTGCCATTCACCACATAGACAAACTTCCCCGTGGGATCACAAGCAACGCCTCGGGGATTAGTTCCCGTTGCCGTTGTTCCCACCGAGGTCAATGCTCCGGTAGTTGCATTGATCGTGTAGGCCTGAACGGTGTTTGAAACATAATTCGTCACATACACAAACTTCCCCGTGGGATCACAGGCAACACCCCAAGGATTTGTTCCCGCGCTTACAGGATTAACATTGGGAAAATTATATCCAGCATCAATTTGCGCCATGATTAAACCTTCAACAGCAGTCTGCTTGTTGCAAACGCCTGATTACTCGAAGTAGTAAACACATTATTTGAATAATACAATGTGCTTGCAGTGGCAAAAACGACACGAGGACCAGTCACTTGCAAGTTACCCACGAACGCTCCCATGGCGTTGGTGGTGATGGTAACGGTTGCCTGAGTGATGTACGTCGGAAGACCGGGCGTGGCATTGGTTGGATCGGAAAGAAGAACTCTGGCGTTGTAACTTGCCGAACTTTTTCCCTTGGTGGTAATGCAGAATATGCCACGAAACGGCGCGACAAGAAGATCGCCAAGGTAATCGGTTGATGCTTCAACCCTGTGCGAGTATGTGTTTGCCAGCACACCAGTCGTCAGCGTGTTATTGGCCTGTGAAACCAATGCATTGCTCACGCGATGAATCGCCCCGGTGGTCAAGTTACTGATGATCGCATAAATTGTTCCAGTAAGTGAATCAATGTAAAAAGAAGTGGCATTGACTGGAGTGGCACTTGTTGTGGTGTTTACCAAGTTGGCAACATCGTACAGCAGCACTCCTGTATCGGCGGTGAATGAAGACATTCTTTGTGTTTGCGCCGATGCTGCGGTGCCGTTCTGGCTGGCCACATAGCACACACCCGCGTAATCAGGCACTGGAGTGCCCCATGCGGCGGCAAATGCCAACGTGGTGGCACTCGGGTGAATGCCTGCATTTGCCGTGTATGTCGAACGATTCACCATTGTTACCGTTGGCCTCAACATCACTTGGCGTGATGAGGCATACACGTACTTGTTGTCAATGCCAAGATATCCGCTTCCCATCATGCCAATGGTTGCCGTAGCCGACGCTGCGGTGGTATATCCTGTTCCGCCATAGATGACCGTAATTGCGCCAGCAGGAACGCCTGTGGTCACACCAATGGACAGAAGAGCGTAGTTGCCGGAAGTCGACAGACTGAAATACAATGTTCCCGTCTGACCGCCAAGATATCCCGTGCCTCCGGCACTTATTGTTGCAGCGGTGATTACACCGGACGATGCTGTGGTCGTGACAGTCAATCCTGATCCTGCCGTATTTGGAAAGGTCAGTGAAGTTGCTGCCAACGTTTCCGTGTCAATCTTTACAAGACCAAAATATGTTGCGCCATAAAGCGTCCGTTCTCCATCAAACAGGAGATCAATGACTGACGTGTTTGCCGTAGCCGTAGGATTTGTCCACGCAAGCGTTGGAGCGACCGTACCGGAAGACATGGGCCAGTAATAAATGCCCTGCTGGTTGCAAGCCCAGAGGTTATCACCAATGGCGATGACCTTGCTTGCCTGACTCGTAAGCGCCGAACTTGCCACTGGAGTGGACATCTTGTTGGCACCATACGTAATGGTACCGATTTCCGATCCGCCATTCAGCGGAAGAATGGCGCAATCGGTATTTGTTCCAGTAGAAGAAACCCAACCTCCAGTACTGTCCAGAGGAATGGTAATCGTATCCAAATGCGATCCGATTGTTCCGGTAACGCTCAAGTTGTATGTTCTGCCAAACGGCATGTACTTGGTGCTTGCATCCACGGAAATGGGCGATGCATACACCTTGCTTGAAGAGGTGTCCCATCCATACGTCATGTTGTAGTACGATCCAAGATGAAGAAGGTTCGAGTCAACGGTGATGGCCACTGTTCCGGATGGATACACCGGAGGATACATTCCGCGATTGGTAACTGGAGCGTATAGCGCAGCAGCGGCAGCGCCAGTCAATCCGTCCTGTGTCCTCGGGAACGCATACATGATTCTGCTTACGGCCGTTAATTTGCCGTGCGGAGTGCCCATCATCACGCTGCTCGTCCATGCCCAGCATGGTGCGTTATTGGCAACGGTATCTTCGGGCACCGCACGTTCAAACTCGAATACGCCAGTCCACATGTCTGGCTCCGACTTGATGTAGGGCCAGATCACCAAATGCCTTGCCGATGCGCCGACAAAAATAAAACAATCCTTCAGATCATAATGCTGGGCAAATGCTCCTGCACCAGTCCACGATTCATTGGTGGCAACGTGCGTTGATGCATTCCAACTTTCACAAGTGGAGGTATAAAATGTGGATTTTACGACATCCCAGCGCAAAATAAAATATTTGTATGTTGTCGCATCTGCATTCAGCACTCGATACACATACGTATAAAGCGGAGAAAAAGTACTTGTCGTACCAAGTCCGGGTACAGAGTTGGCGACATAATCATACTGCGTCCACCCAAGCGTGGTAATTGCCGTATTGACACCGGAAAAAATATTCGTGAACGTCACTTCGTTCGAGATATTTACCCGATAGCTATTTGCCCCATACAGATAATTTGTTACGGTCATTCTTTGCTCCCTGAATTATGGCTGAGTATAGTATAGCGTAATGGATGCATCTGAGGCTCCATTTGATGACACTGTGTCAATGTAGATGGCGTCACTTGATGTAGATGCAGTGGTGATTGTAACAATGGAAGAAACGTATTGATTTTGCGCAATGGTCAACGTGCCAATTGTCGTGGCATTTTCGCGAAGAGTAAAAACAAGCGCTCCTGTGGTTGGCGCAACGGAGCAGGAAGCATACGCGGTGGTGATGATAATGTTTGCGGGAGGAGACCATCTCGGACTTGTCTGTACAAGCACTGGTCCGATGATATTGTAGGTCTTTGAATATATTGTTGATCCGCCACTTCCTCCCGTGCCGTTCGATGCGGCAGTGATTCTTCCTTGGGCATCCACGGTGATATTGGCACTGGTATATGAAGCGGGTGTCACCGCGGTGTTTGCCAAGGCTACGGTGACCGCAGCAGAACCGTCAAAACTGGTTCCACTCAATCCCGTTCCAATGGTCAAAGCATTGGTGGTTGTACCTCCTCCACCTCCGCCTCCCGTGCCGTTCGATGCTGCGGTAATGCGACCTTTCGAGTCAACAGTAATATTTGCATTGGTATACGAAGCAGGTGTCACCGCAGTATTTGCCAGTGTCAGGGTAATCGCCGTCGTGCCCGAACCAGAGGCGTCTCCGCTCACGGTAATCGATTGGTTTCCTGTCAGGTACGTCGAGGTATCCAGCGACCATGTATCAGCAGCCGTCTTCTTCAGAAGACCCGATGTCCCAGACAGACCGGCAATCGCCGTCAGGTCAGCGTCGAGAGGCTGGGCATCGGTAATTCCGTAACCAGTCAGGGTGGTTGGATTTGTTCCGGCAGTGATCCGGCCCTTCGTATCTACCGTGACGCTTCGGTATGTACTGGCGCTGACTCCCGTTGTAGCCAGTGTCAAAGTAATCGCGGTCGTGCCTGAACCCGCTGCATCTCCGCTCACGGTAATCGACTGGTTTGCCGTCAGATATGTCGAGGTATCCAGCGACCATGTATCAGCAGCCGTCTTCTTCAGAAGACCCGCTGTTCCGACAAGACCGGCAATCGCCGTCAGGTCTGCATCCAGAGGCTGGGCATCGGTAATTCCGTAACCTGAAAGGGTCGTAGCCGTAGGCCCAGTCGTGCCGTTCGATGCTGCGGTAATGCGTCCTTTCGAGTCAACAGTAATATTCGCATTGGTATATGAGGCGGGTGTCACCGCAGTATTTGCCAGTGTCAAGGTAATCGCGGTTGTTCCCGAACCAGAAGCGTCTCCGGTAACCGAGACGGACTGATTTCCTGTCAGATACGTCGAGGTATCCAGCGACCATGTATCAGCAGCCGTCTTCTTCAGAAGACCCGATGTCCCAGACAAACCGGCAATCGCCGTCAGGTCAGCGTCGAGAGGCTGGGCATCGGTAATTCCGTAACCAGTCAGGGTGGTCGGGTTTGTCCCGGCAGTGACCCTGCCCTTGGTATCAACGGTAACGCTTCGGTAGGTACTAGCACTGACCCCCGTTGTTGCCAATGTCAAGGTAATCGCGGTTGTTCCCGAACCAGAAGCGTCTCCGCTCACGGTAATGGACTGGTTTGTTCCGTTTGACCAACTTAGCACTCCGCTTGAACTGGAAGACAAAACCTGACCTGTTATTGGCGCAGAGGAAGGCAATGTATAAACCATACTTTGTGTAATAGTGTCGGGACGCTTTATAGAAATAAAATTACTCGAAGAAATAATGTCTTTAAATCTCAGCATTCCATCTGTTTGCAGCGTTCCGTATTGATCAATAAAAATATTTGGATCTGGATCATACGATTTAAAAGCAACTGAAATTCCTTGAGAAGTTGAAAAAAATACGGTGTCAGATATATTATCTCCAACTCCTATTATAATTCCAGAGAGAGGATCAACAGTGAATATTGTTTCATCTCGCACGTTTCCGCTGGCAATAGATGTTCCGGAGTAAAGTACATTGCTCCAATATGCGGGAAGAAAAAATTTGAATGCATCTCTATTTTCCACGCCATCGACAAAAGTTTGCTTAGCATTCCAGTTGTTATACATGCTGGTATTCAATGACAAAGTGACAGCATCTGATCCATCAAAAGTATTTTTTGAACCACTAAGTCCATTGCCAAAAATTAACGGATTTGAATTGGCAGTTGAAGAAGCACTAATGGTTATATTTCCTGAATTGTTAGCAATTGAAACATTTGCTCCCGCTGTCAATTGAGCTAATTGAAACCCTGTTCCTGTGCCGATAAGCAACTCCCCGTTGCTTGGCGTTGCAGTTTGTCCTGTGCCGCCATAATTAACATTAATTGCAGAAGCAAGCCATGAACCAGAAACAATATTTCCTAGCGCAGAATTGCCTGACCCTACATATAACGCATAATTATTCGTCGCGCCAGTTGGTGAATCGACATATATTCCATAAGAATTTACTGAGTTTGTTATTGAAGTTTCTACAAATAATCCATACGCATTTGTCAGTGAAAGATTTGATAGCGTGCCTGTTTTTTTGGGCACGCCAAAAATATGCTGCGTTGCTGCATTAGTTATGGTCATTCCAGAAACTAATGCGTTAAAATTGCTAGACTTGTAACTGTTTGCATGAAAATCTGAAACAGTCAACATAGGTAATAATGTTGTAATTGCGGCTGTGGATGCCGCAACATTTATGCCATTTACATACATTGTGGACGCAGAAACACTGAGAGACGTAGCAGACAAAGTATTTTTTGGAGTAGATTGAATAGTTAATCCATAGTTTACTTCCGAAGAAGTTCCTACAGCTAGTCCTCCTGTAACGACTTGACTACCAACAAGATCGAACCTGTTGGTAGCCGTAAAACTTGTCTGAGGCATTTTCTATCCTTACGATACTTCTAAGGTAGTAATTGACGCCGCCCAGAGTGTAGTAGAAGCAACCTCACTTGTAACACTAATTAATATGTTATTTGAACTTCCGCAAGTTACATCAATAGTTGATGCGTCAAGAGCTCCATCGCCGAATGCGGAAACAATTGGATCGGCAACCATTGTTGCTCCTCCCGATCCTCTCTTGAATGTCGTGACAATATCCCATGAGGCAGATGCGGTATTAGCAGCGTTGTACGCAATGATCTTGATAGATGTCGCCCATGTCGTGTTTGCAGGAATGATAACTTGATCAGTATTGTCTGCGCTCCACGCTGCGCCACTGACTGTCATTTTTGTAGCATTAGTCGAGGCAGTAGACATTCTCATGGTATAAATACCCGCATTTACTTTCACTCCGTTCGCCGTGTTATTGTTCAGCGATGATTGACCGAAAGCAAGCGCAGAAGAGCCAATGTTATAGGTGCTGAGTACTTTTTGCGAAGAACCTCCATTAGCGAAAATATACAATTCGCCCGAATTGGTATACAGACGAGTGTCTCCAGAGGCTGTTCCCGCAGTGCCAATTCCATCTTTGAAATTGATGCCAAGCGCACCGTCCGTAGTGACAAATCCACTTGCAGTAACCAATCCTGTGGAACTTAACGATGTTGCATTTGATGCGCCAATATTTCCGCTACTATAAAGAATGGTTCCTCCCGATCCAAAATTTATTGTGGAATTATCTGTTCCGGTAAATGTGAGCGTATTGTTTATTGTTGCAATTTTTCCATCTGCAATAGTTAATGTTGCGCTGTTCGCGGGGGCAGTGATGATAAGCTTATTCACTGATGTTGCTGTAGCAGCACCAATGTTGGGTGTTGTAAGTGTAATTCCGCCAAGAGTCAAATCTCCGCTTGCTCGGTTAAGGGCAATGCCTGTAGTTCCGATATATACAGTAGAGTTGCCAAGAACTCCGCTTGAAATTGTTCCTGAAAGATTACCTGCCGTAAGACTTGTAAGATTTGCTCCAGAAACTGCGCCAAAAGAACCAGACCAAGTTCCACTCGAAATTGTACCAACGGTTGTTATTGATGATTGGCCGACATACGAGGAAGAAATATCAATGCTATCAGCAGCGACACTGATTCGATTTGCTGTTCCTACTACGTTCAGTGTTGAACCGGTTTTTGTCAGTCCATCTCCGGCACTTACAGCGCCCGCTCCGCTGAATTGGGTGAACGTCAGTGCATCTGTTCCGATAGCAATCACACCATCGTTGGTCAAAGTCCATCCAGTATCTGAATATTCAGTTCCCTGCTCAACAAAGAAAAACGCATTTGCTGAAACATTTGATGAACTGTCAAAATCTGTTGCCCTTGTCCATGACCCAGAGGATACAACGTAGATACCGTTTTGCAAACCTACAGTCTGATTTTTCACAAGAATCCGATTGCCAACGGTCAAAGTTCCTGCGGTATCAAGTCCTGCCTGATTTGCTGTTCCTGTAAGATTAATATTCCCATTGGTTGTCCATTGCACCGACGGATGAACGTCAATTCCTTGAACAAGACTGTCCACATAACCTTTGTTTGCTGCATCTGTGGATGCAGTAGGCGTGGCAACATTGGTGATACGCTTGGACGAAACATCAACAGTTCCGGTGCCATTTGGCGCAAAAGTAACACTGGTGTTTGTTCCCCCGGCCGTAAAGGTCAGTGCCCCTGCACCAGTGATAGACCCATTTGCTACATTAAGAGTTCCATTGAAAGTAGTTGTGCCGCCAGATGCTCCAATACTTAATGTTGTCGCCGCTTTTGCAAAATTTACTTCTGTTGCAATTGTGTTAATAAGATCAAAAGATGTAGATCCCGTTACAATGGAATCCGTTACAAAAATACTTCCTTCTGAGTAAACACTGTAATTTAGAGTTCCGCCAACGGTGGGTTTTTCAACATACAGGGAATACGCATTTGTTGTAGTTCCAGAACTGTTTGTAGGCTTGGAAATAAACAAGGAAGTGGAAGATGCAAGCAATCCAGATCCTGAGACAGGGCCAGAAATTTTTGCGCCATAAATATTTCCTGCAACCGCACCCGTTGTCGTAGGTCCAGTTACAGTAAGTGAGGCACTTCCAATTGTGGAAAGATTTGTGCGATTGACAACAAGTCCGCCCACATTATTAACGCCCTCAATAGGCGAACTAAAGGTCGTTTTGTTGTTTGCAGAAAATGTTGTTATCGGCATAATGAACCTCCCTCATTTGATAATAATCAATAATACCATCTTTCGTGATTATTTTATTGGCAAAAATTATGACAAAATACACAAGGCTTCAAGCATCACGAAATCTCAGTTGTTGTTACTGTTGCAATCCAATTCAACGTACCTGCCAAAGCAAATCCGGCGCAAGTAATATTCAACCCTCCATTTATTAAATCTTCGGAGTACAATATAGATGTTTGGGAAAGAGCAGAGTCGGAAATCATTGAACCCATAGAATTATTAATAATTAAAACCGTACTTGCTGAACTCCCTCTCCGTGCCAGCAATGCAAATTCCCACGATGCCGCAGATGTTCCAGTTCCTGCAATTGTGGCACAAATTACTATTTTGCAAAAATAAGTCGTATAATTTTTAAATGTCACGATATTTCCTACCGTGGCAGATGGCAACCCATCTGTTGTGAGACGCACACTTCCTGCGTTGTTCGTTGATCCTTTTAATGTAAATATTTTTACAAACGGACTTGTTGTGTTTAAACTGCTTAAGTTTGTAGAAACTCCAGATAAGACAGGCATCACGTAACCTCCGTTGTTTGCACTGTAGCAACCCAATTGATCGTCTGCCCTGACAACCCAAGCACTTGCAAAAGCAAACCTCCACGAACTGTATCTGCGTCAATATTGACTGATGTCTGTGTCAAATCACTATCTGCAACAACTTCATATTGCGTTATTCCGACTAGGGTTGTTGACGCTGCCGAATTGCCTCTTCGCAACAAACCGGACACTGTCCACATTCCTGCGCTTAATCCCGATCTATTTGCTATGAGATTGATCGAAAACGTGCAACTGCTCTGATTATTAACCGTTACGGTGTTAACGATAGATGGCGCTGCGCCATCTATCGTTAATGTTGCATACGCTAGGCTATTCGTCGTGGTCTTTTTCAAGACCATCATTGAAAATTGTGCATTTGCAGGGCCAATGTAAAAAGGATTTGCAATAACCGATTGAGCCTCACCACCAATGACGGTGATGTCGATGGTAGAGGTTTCCAGATTATTGACAATGGAAACGCCAGAAAGGAAATTCAGCGTGCTTTGGGCACCAATGAGCGTTCCGTTTGACTTGATCGTTACCGGCCACGTTGAGGGAGTGCCGTGAACGTGATCAAAAGGCGCGGCAAAAGTAGAAATACCCACTTGGGCAAGGCTGCCGATGGAAAGCGTGGAAGGGAACCCGGACTTTCCAAGAGCCAGCCCTATGGTTGCCTCAGCAACCGCAGGGGTGGCCATCGCCTGTCCGGCAAAACTGTTGCTCATGGCTTGCACTTCCTGCGTGACAGGAAGTACAAGCTCGGGAACAAAGCCCGATGCCGGGACAGTGATGACCCATTCAAGCCGGTATGATGCACCTATTGCAACAAAGATTGACCGGGAAGACGGGGTAATGGTGTAGGAACCCGGAATCTGGCTATCGGCAGGAACAATTGTCAACGGCAAGCTGACGGAATCATATGCGTCCTTGACAATCAATGTCACCAACGCATTGTTAATGGGTAATTGATCGCGGGAAACAGAAATGGAAAAAGTTGTTGATGCTCCCACAACAGGGGAAGACACCCACGTTTTTGCGGATAACGCTGGACCAATTTGTGGGTGAATTTGCGTGTTGTAGAGATTCATCAAAAACTTTACTCATTACTCGTTTTTCGAAGGCACAATTTCAAACGCTGCATCAGGGCCACTTGTTATCGATTGTGCAACATCAGAGGGGACTGATGCATAACCATTGTCATCAAGACTGAGGATATAGTTATGAACTCCTCCCCATTGCATTGATGTGGTAATTGCACGATGATCCTCAGTCCAATGAATGAACTTTATTGTAACAGATTTCTGACTAGCAAGATTATCTTCAAAGATTCTTATTTTGTCCTGTGTTTGCTCACGAACAAAGAGTTCCTGATTCTGAATGATTTCTTCAGTTGTAACAACATTCTTTGCCGCAGATTCTGCCAACGACGCAACCATTTCTGGATCTGATCCATTTTCAATTGCAGCAATCACTTGCTTGCCAATCTCAGATTGAGCCTGTGCAACTTCTTCCAAACGTTGCTTGGCTTTCATCGCTCGTTCTACCGCATTCCCACGTCCCATAGTACAGTCCTTTTTTAATGTGACAGAAAACGCCTGTGCCCGTAACCCGCAAGTTGCGGTAACGGAACACAGGCGTTTTGCTAGCCCGATAGATTATACCGGATTCTTACGTAAGCGCACCCACGTTCTTGAAGATGAACTGACGTTCTTCCGCCTTGAGAACCAGTGTATGGTACAGAAGAAGCAGATACTCAAACGTTGTGCTTGTCGGAGCAAGCGGCATCTTGAGCAGCGGCGACATCTGGGCGATACAAAGATCGGCAGCGTTGCGATTCAACAACGGAGCAATGTTTGTTCCGGGTCGAATATTGTTGTACAGTTCAGGAGTTCCGTTACGGTCGATGAAAACTACTCCGCCAGTCGGAATTGTAGCAGGAACTGGAACGTAGCCGACATACTGCCAACGAGGATCACTAACGCTTGGTGCAGAACCACCAGAAGCCGTATCGCATCGGTAGATACGAAGTGCTCGCGCAGCTCCCTGCGTGTTGCTAAGGTTGTACTGAATATTGACTATGATCTCTTGCCCCACCAACGAACCGGCAGTGGATGTGACATTAACAGCTCCGGTTGTCCACGCAGCAGATCCACTTGCAACGGTTGTACCAACGGCGCTGGTGGCTGTACTCTCTCCAGCGTCCGAAACCGCGGAGACTGCATAATGATACGTAGCAGCAGCAGTCGGAAACGAAGAACCAGTCGCTGCAGATCCCGCAGCGTTAGCACCTTGCGCCGTAAGCGTAAGAGCCTGAGCTGCAGCCTTCAAACCAAGTGGCGCAGTAGGAGCATTAAGATCACCAGCACCTTGCGCGTAGTCCAGTGTGTATCCCGACTCAACCGGCTCTGTGAAGATCGACCACTCGAAAGGAATGACACCGAACGATGTTGCCTGACCCACGACAGAGAGACCAGCAATCAGGTTGGTTCGCGCCGAAGTAGAAAGCTCAGAACGATCAACCGATGTTCCGGGGCCAGTGATGGTGCTGGGCGAGCCTTGCGAATAGATCGTGCTGTACCGCAGCTTGCCAAGATCCTCGATATTGCGAGGCGACATGAACAAGGTAAGATCCTGAAAGTTCAGCAACTTGCCTTCTGTCACAAGCTTCGCTGCAACATTCGCAATCGCGTCAAGAGTGAGCGGCTGCCCCTTCATGTCGATGACATTCTGCGAACGGGCCTTGGTCAACTGCTTGAGAATTCCACTGTAGTTGCTATCGACATTGTTGTCGTCAAGGATCGCATCGTCGCCGTACATGACAGCCCGCTCAATCCGCTGCATGAAGTCCATGGTACGACCAAGCTGATCCTCAGCAACCGGATCCATCGACATTCCACCAAGGATATTCGTCAGAACAACCGGATGGGTAACCCCACCCTTCGTTCCGAGGAACTTGATGTATGCCCCGTTTCTCTGCCACTGACCGGATCCACCAGTAGGCTTGTCGCCTTCCTTGAATCCGAACGCACCACGGGTCGAACCGTAACTCTTGCGACGGTTCCACTGATAGAACGGCTGCTTGCTAGGCTCCTTGTGGAGCCAGCGGAAAATCTTGAGATGCTCCGCTGTCGCAAGAACACTCGTCATGGTATTGTCAAGATTTTCAAGACGCAAGGCAGTGGCCTGACCCGGCTGCAAGTTCCCCGACGTGACGGCTCCATTTCCCCATTGATTCGGAAATGTGCCACCACCGGCACCACCCTGATAGGACGCACCGGTGCCAAGCGCCTTGGAAATCTCATCGACGATATCGTCGCCACCGAATTGATTCCTCGACCAGTCGCGGACAATCATGTCGAACGACTTGTTCAAGGGTTCGGGCTTCTTGAAGCCCTGAGGAAGTTCCGTTAACAGTGACATTTATGTTCTCCTTACTCTTTCTCAGCTTAGTTTTGGGCTTTTTCTGCAATACGCCGCTGAAGCGTTTCTGGAAGTTGACGGTACACCGTTACCGGCCCACTTACAGGACTATCGGTTTCGCTCAACCAACGAAGCGCATCGGTAGGCGTAAATTCGCCAGCGTTGACCGCTTCCTGAATGACCGTGCCGAGCAGCGACTTTGTAAGCTTCTGCTCAAGACCGGCATTCGCCACAACGGCGCTTCCTGTCTCGTCAACAAAAGCATTTGAACGACGCAGTGCATTGCCCTCAGCAAGAACCTTGCCGTTCATGACAATCCCCGGAGAAGGCCGTGTCGCTGCAGACTTTTGAAGACCGCCGTCTCCTCTCTTTGCAAGAGAGGCGGTTGACTTCGCCATTCTTTCAAGACCGAACGCCATTGCTGCCTGAGACTTCACAACTGTATTGACTGCATCCGCAAGGATGGCAGTTGACTCGCGCTGGTCACGACGAACCTGCGCGACATCTTCGGAAATTTCGGAAAGAAAACGGCCAAAGACATTGACCATTTGCGCCAATTCCCGACTGGCTTCCACAACGTCTGCCACTCCGCCACCATTCGGGCCACTGACAAGAGCCTTGTGGATCTTCTCGACGGTACGCTTCTGACGTTGCATTGACCGAGAAAAAGACTTCTCTTCCCTGTGATGAACTGGCTGGGCATAGTCAGCGCCGTCGTCATCGTCGTCGTCAGGATCTTCAGGATCTTCAGGCTCTTCAGCCTTCATCCAACCTTTTTCAGCCTTGCGCTGCTTGCGACTACGAATGTATTCGGCAAGGGTCATTCCCTGTCCGTCATCGTCATCATCGTCGTCATCGTCATCATCGTCGTCATCGTCATCATCGTCATCATCGTCATCATCATCGTCGTCGTCGTCGTCATCATCATCGTCATCGTCATCGTCGTCATCAGGCTCTTCAGCCTTCATCCAACCCTTGCGATTATTCTGATCGTCATCATCATTGTCATCATCATCATCATCATCATCATCATCATCGTCATCGTCATTCATATTGCCCTGATCATCATAATCCTGATCATCATCATCCTGATCATCATTGTCCTGATCATCATCGTCGTCATCGTCATCATCGTCAGGCTGTTGCCGCTTCTTGTTCTTCATGTTGCGAAGACGATCCATGCGCTCACGCATGCTTTGCTCACCAGCACGTTGCTCGGCTGTATGCTCCGATGCCTCGTCCTCGTCAGCCATGTCATCATCGTCATCTTCGGCCTTGTAATAACTTTCCGACTTGCCAAGGGTGGGGACTCTTCCGCCCTGCTGATCACGTCCATTTACTCTGGCGGCTGACTTCTGTGAATTGTTAACTCTCATTTCCCCATTCCACTTATCTGGAAGAACGTCATAGTCATCGGTTCCCGATGGGTTCTCTGTGTTTTTTCCAAAAGGAGAACTGACATCCTTCGCTGAAATTCCGTCTGAAACCATCTTGCCTTTTGCAAGGTCAATCAGGCCGCTTACTGCCTTGTCCAACACCGAAAGAGCGTCAGTGATATTCTCTTCAGGTGCAAGGCTCCGATTAAGCCTTCTCCGCGCGTCTGCCATTTCTTTGTTTGCAACGGCCATTTTGTCCTCCTTGGTTCTTTACCGAAATAAGTTCAAATGTTGAGATAAGGCATCAGCGGCCACTCTCGGAGATATACCCAAACAATATACCAAATGATCCAATGCTCCGTGATGACCCTTTACAAATTTGCCATTTTTTTTGCAATTCCTACCATCAGTACAATCAGTATATATCATTTGTATGATATCTTTTGGGCTTATCAGTGTGCTACTCAAAGTTGGAGAAAGTTCTTCCTTTACCAAAGCAGTCACGGAATCTGTACCAATGGTCTTTGTCATTGATGGTGCAAGCGATTTTACCAAATGACTAAAACTTTTAAAAATAAAATGAGGCGCATTGTTGTCAAGCGTGTCCATGAGAACACTGCTGTGCACTTTGAATCCCTGACTCTTAGCAACGACACATCGAGCTACTGCTTGTGCATTGACAGGCTCATGAGTTGTCGCCATATGTCGAACAATGGTTTCTGTCAGAATATTGCCATTTCGTAAACGAACTCCACCTTCGACAGAGAAACCCAATGCCCGGTCGTTTCCTACTCCATGTGCGTTATTCAATGCTTGCGAAAGATTCCACACCGCGTCCGCTCTGGGAATTCCATCAAAAAGCAATCCGCGGAAAAAAGTGCAAGGAAGATTATTAGGCGTTGTTGGCCCTCCCGGCATCTTGATTACTTCAAGAGGCTTGCCAATCTGATCTTCAGGAGCATGAGAGTGGTTCCAGTTCACATACCCTTTTTCAAGCAAGTAGGAACAATCCATCTTGTCCTGCATGACCACTTCGCCTTGCTGATCTTTTTCTTCCGTAGAGGCAATGCCTTCAATAATTCTTCCGGATTTTTTCTCGCCCATTGAATCGGTATATTCACCGACAAAAGACTTGATAAACCGCAAAGGAAACTCAAAGGTCGCGTCCACGCCTTGCGAAAGTAATTCTCTTCTATGGTCTGAAGTATTCATTATTGCACTCATACATGATATTTTACACAAAAAATTTTTTATGCTTACCCTTTCACTATGTTAAATATAGCGAGGGGAATGTAAAAATGCAAAAAAAGCCCGCCGGGGTCTGAACCCGGCGGGCTTTTTGCTCATCGAAAGGTGACGAGCCTTGCGACAAGCGGAACAGAATAATGGTACGAAACCAAGTGTGCCATGCGGGGTTGACAATTGTCAACCCCGATTTACTCCGGACGCGAAACTGCTGCTCGCGCGTTCAACGACTGGAAGAATGATGCTGCTTGCTCTCGTGTGTATTCAGATGCGTCTTCCAGAGAAATGCCCTTGAGTTTCGCAATCTTCTGGGCAATGGCCTCAGTGACTTTTTCATTGCCCACGGAATCAGGAACAGGTCGCGCAGGAACAATTCCGTCCGAGCTTCTCGCAATGGCATCCTGTGAAGATGCAAAATTCCGTGCCCGTTCTGCAAACACTTCGTTGCGGACATTCTCCTCAAGGCCATCGCCACGACCCAGTGCATCCATCCACGCACGCTTCTTTGCGCGGGATTCTGCAATGTGCATGTAAAACGCAGGATTGGAAACACCGTGCACGACATTTGCCGCATTTTTTCGGGGATACGCTGCTCCCATTCCCGAATATTTTCGGAATGGATCACCCTCCCTGAGAGGAGGCATGACGACTTCTGCCTTGATGATGCAAAGATATTCGTTTGCCGCAGTAGGGGAAACCTCAACGGTTGTGTCGGTTGAAATCATTCCTGCGTTACGGATTTCCTCCAGTACCTGATTGTATGACGGGCCAGAATCCCGTCCTCCAAAACTTGGGCGAGAAGCGTAAGCAGCCGGACGACGATCTGAAGACATGACAAAATCTCCTGCCATAGTTTGTGCCACAGTTTGTGGCACAGTGTAACACAAAAAAACACCGCCGGAGCTCGTAACCCCGACGGTGTAGCGTTCTGCACTACCCCTGCAAAAGGTGAACAGATCACGATTAGTATAGTCGATCAAATGGCGTCTGTCAAGGTCACGCCCAGTTGGACGCTGGCCACGGCAAATGAATCTTCCTCAAAATGATCCGTTGTCCAAGATCCCTTCCCCGCTCCCACCTTGGCGCAGGAGGTGCCCAACAGATGAATTCGAAACGAGGCTCATAGGTAACGGCATAGATGTCATCCATGCCGGGGCCACGTCCTGCAACCCATTGAACGGTCTTCCCCAAATCGCCACCAATGACGAAATCGGTGTCCTTTGCCCATACGGTCTCCACTCCGGTAACCGGATTGATCTTGGATATGCGAATGAAGTTACCCATGGGAACATAAAGCAACCGATCCTTTGATCCTCTTTGAAGCAATTCACCGGGATAGGGGAACCCTCGGTTCCATTTGGGAATGATTTTGTCGTAGTCCTTGAAACGACGTGTCAATCCGGGACTTGCCGAACATGACATATCTTCGGGAAGTGCAATGCCATTTTGAAGCCATTGACGACCAGTCCGATCAGAATCCAGACCAGTCACTATTGCTGTAATCGTTTTTGGGTCAAACCAGTACACACCCAACCCTTTGCATCGTATGCAATTCAAATCTGCATTTTCTGGCAAACCGTCAGTTGAACAAGTGCACAATTGTGATTTGTAATGAGTAACCTGCTCTCCATGAGAAAGTACCAATTTCTTGTGCAAATTTATATTGATTGTCATTATTATGATCCCAATGTAACAATTGACAGTCCACCGAGTTTTGTCTTGATCCTCGGGGTTTCCGTAGCAATCCATTGCCGATGCTCTGCAATCGTCGATCCATATGGCCCCTGTGGGTTATAGGAAAACGAACTTGACAGGCCGTCCCGACTTGTAGACTGGCTTCCCAGTCCCCCCTGATATCCCCGTTGTGCTTCAATCAGGATGCTTGCAGCAGCAGTTCTTGCAATAAGTTCACGAACTATTGCTCGATCCCGATCAAGAAGATCAGGCAATCCTATGGTTGCAGAATAATTCCAAAATGCCGGAATATTGCCAAATCCATAAAACATGTAGAATGGAGCAAGCATGGGATGCGTGAATACTGTCCATTGCGCAATGCTTCCAAGGGATGGCACAAGTGTTACAAATCCACTGATCCTGTCAACAGTGGTTGTGAACCACTGACTTTGCACTTGAATTAATTTGTCAACTTGATGCAAACCATACAAGTCATGAATTTTCAAGACCCATTGATACGGTAACTTGAAATTTGGCCAACTCAGTCCGCCTGTAGGCACAAAATAATCCGACGCCCTGCCTATCCTGTCCCAATGATCGTGCATGTGATTTTGCACAGCAGCATCTCCGGCACGCAACGGCATTGTTGTATACAGGTAGGGTTCAAGAGGAAACCCCAGTTGCGACTCGATGGAACCCATGGCATTGTCAATGCGACGATAAATCAATCCGTCAGTCATCTCGTTTTGCACAACAAGGATTTTTTCATTGACACTTGCAGTGGGAAGCAAAATGGGATCAACAGTTACCGAAATGTAATTGGCATCTCCCTCGTCCATGAGCAGGTAGGAAGTTTTGGTGTCTGATGAAACCATGACGGATGATCCACCATCCCATGACAATAACCATGACCCGGAGGAATATGCCAAGACTAATGATTTGATTCCTAGAGATGTATCTGATGACAATTCATCAATGGTGACACCTGTGATTGCCTTGGGCTGAAATTTGACGCCGGTTATTTCCGATGTCCTGAGCGGAACACCGTAACACCAATCGTCCCTTATTTCTCTCATGGTTACTATGGATATGCGTATGGGAACTCTTGCATACCATGCTAGCGAAGAATTTGCGACAGAAGAAACCCTGACGAGATATTCCCCGGCCAGCAACCTTGCAATGCCATCAGCATCAACGTCGTCGATTCCAATGGTAAATGATGCCCTCAGATATCCGTTTGAGGCATCAGTGCTTGTGGCAGTAACAATAGTACTCATTACCGTTGAATATGCGTCCGGCCAATTCAACGACCGCTCTCTTCGCACTTCAAACTTGTACTGCTCTCCAAGCACGATTGTTCCTGCCGTTACCCGCATGGTAACAGTAATTACTTTCATGTCTGAGCGATATTTGCAATATTCTGTTTTGTCCGTACTTATTGCTGCATTTGTTACTGGCATTTTAATCCGTCTTCATGTATTTGTATGAATATTAAAGTTTATTGCTATTTAACCAATCCTCGTATTCTTGATCTTCATTTACGGGTACTTGTGAGGTATTGACAATAGTCTCATCATACCATTCTTCATCTTCATTCTCTACTGCTTGTATTTTTTCGGCAATTAAATTGACATTGTTCTCCAGTGATTTCATCATCCTGTTTACACAGTAATCAGCATCCTGAGTTATTTCTTTGCCGTCAAAATGGAACACCATGTATCCTTTTGATTGCAGCCATGCGTCTTTCCGGCGATCTTTCATCTTGGCTTTGGTGCTGCTGTGCCAGAATTCGCCATCTGCTTCCACGCAGGCCATGTAATCGGGCAGAAGAAAATCAATTGACCAAGGACCAATGCTTGCTTGCTCTATAAAATTAATCCCCTTCCTTAGCAACGCATACCGTAATTGATTTTCAATGCCGGTTGCCTTTTGCAAGGAGGGGGATTTCGGTGTTTGATTTGACCAAGGGTTTCTGGCAAGGTTTCCTTGCCGCTGGCGCGTATTTGATGAAGAGTTCACCGAGCGCATCCCGGAAACCTTTGGTTCCCGAGATGCACGAACGCCTATCCGTTCATCCATGAAAAACGCTCATGTTCCGGATTTCCTCAGTGGCTGGTCAACCCTTGCAACCCTTCTCTCCACTTCGTATCTCGGGATGCCAATCTCCTTGGCTAACAATTCAATCAGATAGTCATCAGACCTGTATGTTGATTGTGATTTGCCAAGGGATGATTGCATTGGCTGCGGATACATCTTGAATGGGAATGGAGTGTTCTCCATTGAGGTAAATGATTTATGGTTTGCTGCAAAAGGGTTTGATGTGTCAATGGCTGCTACCCGTTTATCAGCACTGAGTTTTTCGATTCTTTGAACGCGTTTTTTTGCACTAGGATCAGTAAGATAGTCAGAAATGGGACGCATTGGGAATATCCCTGCGTTCGGTTCTTCGTCTTCGCCTTCCTTGAATTTGTACCAAGGCTTGACCTCTGATTCACCCTCAGTTTCTTGTTTTTCTTTTGCATCTGCTATATCGTCATCTTGAAGTTTACCAAGCACTGTTTTGCCATCCGTGACTTTTTTCGGTACAAATGAAAACCATTTCCCGCCCTCCTTGTATGTGGCTACTGGTCGCCCACCACCCTGTCCTGTATTCGGCTCTCCAGTTTTTGGGGGTTTGCCAATGTCTGCCAACTCTTCAGTCAGCTCCTTGTCGGAGCTACTCCTTCCATACTTTTTTGGCTCTTTCCGTCTATCTTCTGCCATGTCCCTGGCCTCACTTTCCACTTTGCCGTCGTACAAGGCTTCTCTGACCCGCTTGCTTCTTTCCGAAGTTCCCATTTTCGCTGCCATCTGCCCTTCGACGTATTCTTTATCGTCAGGGTGGATACCACTTTGGTATGGCCCTCGAACACGTAATCCCATCGTTTCAGCAGCCTGCAGTTTTGCACTGCCACGACGATCCGCACGCACGGCTGCGGCTCTATTTGCCGCTCCAGCCGCGTATGTATCCGACGCTTTTTTGTCTGCTGTTGATTCTGCTATATTTGCAGTTCTTAGTTCTGCTCGTTGGGCTGGAGTCATGGCATCCCGTTTCAATTCCTCCGGTGTATCTTGCGTCGGATTCAGTCTCGTTAAAGGCTCCATGCGCTTCACGGATTCTCCCGGTTCCGGACGACGTGTCCCTGAAGTAGTGTCAAATTCAAACAGTGGTGCGCTTGGGCTAAGTGCTGATCTTCTGCCCTCTGGACCTTTATAGGGTCGGGGTCTATCCCTACTTTCATAATCTTTTATATCTGTTTCAGTTAGACCTCGTCCACCAACTGCCGCTTTCATTAACATTGACTTTACAAGGCGAACCAGATTTTTACCGTTCCATCGTCCACCCTGCTCGTTATAGGAAAAGAAAACCCACTCGCTTTTCTGCAAGGATCGCTCCTTACCGAATTTGAAATCGCCATAATCCTCAATGATATCAAACAATTCCAGATCTGTCGGCCTTGGCGGAGATCCGCTCTTTGCAAATAATTCAAGATACCCCAATTTCAATGCGTTTGGGGTTACCGACTTCTTCATGGTCTTTTCCTTCTTTTTCTTTTTCTTTTTCTTATCGGGATCAGTACCCAATGACTCGCCTCCAATGAAAACAGTTCCTTGCATCAAATCCAATTCTGCCTTGGAACTTGGCGATAATGTACCAGTAATGTTGTTTGACTTTGAAACTCTTGTCCTTGTAGACATCCGCGCACTCCTTTTATTTAAAAAGATTATATCAATATAGCAAAATAATTATTGCTCACTCAATTAAATAAGGGTCTTGGGAACAGGCGGCAATGTCTTACCGTATGTTTCATGATGCCAATACGGTTCAGTTCTTCCCCCGTTCATTTTTGAAATATGCTGATGAATTTGCGATTGCGTTGATTCAGGATGAAATTCAAGGACTCTTCTTTCATTTGAGTTTGGCTCAACCGGTCTGCCTGCAGAAGATCTTGATTCTGGCCGCTCAAATACATAATCTCCTGTATCCCGGTCTCGTGGAAACGCCCTGTTTCGACCACCATTCAGGGATGACAATACGTTGTTTGCCATTCCTCCTACCTCACTGAGAAATTTACCCATTCCTTTTCGAGGAACTCTTTCAATCCTTACCTTTGGATTTTTTTGCAATTGATGATTTCCGTCATTTCCCATGATCTGATAATTTATATGTTGCCCAAATAGTTTTTCTGATTCTTTATTTATTTTTGGAACATGAATATCAGAAATGTCTCCTAATGTATCGTTCAAATGTTCTGCGTGTGCTCGAATTGCATCATTTCCATAATGCGAATACACTGCTTTTGGATCCTGATGTAATTTGCCTGACTTATCAATTCCATGAAATGAATACCACTTGCCGTCATCATGCAGGGCAAAAGGAACTTGAGTAGTAGTATTGCCAACCTTTATGGTTTTATTGATTATTTTTTGCCCTCTGTACTCAACAATGGTTGACTTTCCATTTGGATGCCACAATGCACCTATGGACTTCGGAGCAATTCCTTTTTCCTCATTTCCCTCGTGATAATCACGCAGTGTAGCGCCGAGATCTTTTCTTCTCATCTCGGCGTTTGTCAAAGACTTTTTGAAATACAGGGACATGTTAGCGACCTGACAGTTTTGACTGTGCAATCTTCAGCGCTTTGTTTACCGTGTTTTTTCCATACGACTTCACAAGGAAATCAATGTCGTCCGAAGTAGATGGCACTTCATTATTCATCATGCTCAAAATTTCTTCGGTGGCAAAAGACAACTTTGTTCCAAACGGAGTAGCCATGCTTTTCAACGCTGGTTGCTGTAGCCTTGAAGGCGCTACGTTTTCTCTTGGCGGAGGTGTAGCGGCAATTCTTGCCACTGGCGCAGGAGGCCTCGTCGGTGCTGGACGCTGTGCATTCTCCCTGTCGCCCGGAGATGCTGCGGGTATGGATGATCGTTGCCCACCGATTTTGTTGGGTGACGGCGTAGCGCCCGCTGCGCTTGCTGCAACCGGACTCTTTGGCGGCCCAGATCCATTGATCGACTGCAATCTGCGAAACTCATTCTGATCAGTTCCCGTAAATGTCGGGTTCGGATTCTTGTCTGTCTTCATCGATGCCACAACACCCTGCATCGCTCCATGCAATTGCACCGGATTCATGTCACCAGACTTTAATCTATTCAACACAGTGGTTGGCAACCTCCGCATCAAATCTCGAACAGGAATTCCTCCAATGGTTCCCCCTCCACTCGCATACTGCCCAACAGCACCGTTGAGGTTGGAACCTTGCTGGGCGACGCTTGTCAGAAGCTGATGAACGGCCATCATCGATTGTCTTGGATCAACGGCCGGACGGTTGTTCCTCCCAAGCGGGCCGGGATTTCTGGGATCTATGGTGGCTTTCTTGAGATTTTTCTTGCTTGCTTCTGGCTTCTTCTTTGCATCATTGGCTTGTTTTTCCTTGCGCAATTTTGCAATATCCTTGTCACGATCCTCGGGATGCTTGGTATGCGATTCCGTTGCGATACGATACAGTCCATTCGCCATGCGCTGCAGAACTACTGATCTGCCATGCAGACCCGACTTCTCATTGTTGATATTCATCAAGACGTAGCTCATGAGATCCGGGCCTTCCCAGTCCGGCATGCCAGAACTGAGCATCGGCATGGGAAGCGGTTGGTCATATGTACGACCCATGGGAACAGATTTGTTGAACGACTTTTTCTTTTCCGTTTTCATATTGCGAATTGCCATTCGTTTTTCCTCTGGAGTCATCGTGTTCATATCATCATCGGAAGTTTCGTCCTTGGACAATTTTTCCTTGGACTGTACATCGTCAAATGATTTATTGTGAACCACATTACCCGAAAATTCCTTTCCGGATCCCCTGACTCCATCGTTTCCTATGATGCCCTTTTTCAACAGAACCATTACATTCTCCTCTTTATAAATTAATGACAGGATCTTTGGGCTTTCCGGCCCAAGCGTTTCCTCTTGGAACCTGATCGCCCGTGTGTTCGCCCTCGAATAACTGCACAGGACTTGTTACTCCCGGCAATGTTATGGGAGTTTTTTTGCTTGCAGTAGTTGCAGCAGCTACTCGATTCATATTTATACCTGATTGTTTTGCTTGATAAGCCTGTGTTCTTGTCATTGATCTTGCCGAAAAAGGAGTTGAAAGAGAAGACTGTCTTCCGGGAGCCACAATTGCTTCTGGTGAACTCAATGCTTTCTTTATTCTTTTTGCCAGACTTCTCTGAAGATGCACTGATGTTCGATCATAAGGATTATTTGGTTTTTCAGGAGCTGCCTGAGTATTTATTGCATCGTGAACTGCTCGGGCAGCATCGCCTATTCTTTGTCCCGCTCCTCTTGGCTTTCTTGGCATCCCTGCATAATTATTTTGAATGCCAATTTCTCCAATCATTTTTGCATCATGTCCAAAAGTGTTTCTCGATTGAAAATTCCCACCTGCCGGTGCGGTTGTTGTTGCTTGTGATGGTGCGGCTGGTTTCCCCTGTGCTGGTGCGGCTGGTTTCCCCTGTGCTGGTGCGGCTGGTTTCCCCTGTGCTGGTGCGGCTGGTTCTTCTAAGGGAATTGGATCGTCCGCAAATCCTCCGCGACTTTTTGGTGCTACTTTTCTATACTCTGCATACTTACGATTTATTTTTTGTTGCACCGCAGGGTTTGGGTGCAGTACACCAGTGTCGGGATGCAAAAAATTGCCGTCTGCATCCCAACTCGGTTCACGGACAACAGCTTTATTTAATGTTTTTTTTTAAAAGATTTATTGACTGCTTTTGACAATCTGTTGGCATCTCTTTCAATATTCCTGAGGCTTCTGAATATTCCTCTCTCCCCTCTGAGGACGGCTGCGCCTCTAGACATGCCTCTTCCGGCTAATTTTCCAAGGTGTGCTCCAAGCCACCCCCCTACAGGGCCACCAGCTTGTGTACCGATAGCAGCTCCAAGGCCTTGTCCAAAATTCTCGGCGGAAGAAGAATCATGACGAGGCCGAGGAGCAGGCCGAGGAGGAGTACGAGTTCTAAACTTCTCCGATATACCTGTCAAACGATCCTTTACACTAGTATCTTCCGCCATTTTTGCAGCGTCTGCTCCAAGATCAGCACCAGACGATGAAGAAGTACCAGACGATGGAGGAGTAGGTCTGGCTCTAGGATAGGCGGCTTCTGCAAAGTCAGGATTATACCTATCTCTCCTTCTTTCCGCTCTTTCTCTAGGCAACACTACCCTTCTTGTGCCATCAGGGTTTCGTGTAAAACGATCAGGCACAATGTCAGCAAAAGTCTTTTTTCCAGCGGCTGTTCGCTCTATGTCTCTTTCTGCTCTTTTCTTCTCTACACTTTCTTTAAGCTCCCGAATGTCTTTCCTCGTTCTAAGTCCTCCTTCAACTCCTCTTTCTTCGGATGTTCGGACACCCCTGTCGCCTGACGCATCCATACTATAGCGACTGCTTAATGTTTTGGTGCGTCGCGCAGCCTCAGCAGCAGCCTCATCAGCAGCCAATCTAACTCTTTCAGCGTCCGCGGTTCT